GCACCACCGCCAGCTGCACCACCGCCAGCTGCACCACCGCCAGCTGCACCACCGCCAGCTGCACCACCGCCAGCTGCACCACCGCCAGCTGCACCACCAGTGGTGCTGTTAGCGCCCCCAAGGTTGATGTCGGTATTGGAGGTAGGCGAAGTGATGCCGGGCTTGAAATCCGGTACGTTGCCCGTGGCTACGTTCACGCCTGATTGAACCGCGCCAGCGCCAGCACCCAAGATCGTGCTAGGATCATTGGGGTCGATGGTGCCGACCTTGCCGCCAGAACCAAGCAGGCCGATACCGGTAAGGATCATGCCAGTCACCGGATCAACGGGCAAAGGGAACGTGGCGATTACCCCGCTCTGAGAACCCTGTTGCCGGGGTGGAAGACCAACCCCCGCGCGTCCGTAGACTTCATAGTAGACGTCTTCTATGACGCCCTTGATCTCTTCATCGGTCAACTCTCGCCTCCTCCGATTCCGCGTACTTGCGAGCCTCGCATCAATCAACTCCTCAATCGTCCCAGATTGAGCTGTCGTGGGCTCTCCAATCACATCCCTTTTGCCATCACTTGAAAAAGGGGGTATGACGGTAGCCGTATCTGGAGTCGGAAATACTGCCGAGGAGCCAAAACCTCCCTCGTACCCGTACTCCGAAGGGTCGAACATGTTCCACAGCGACGGCCCCCCATAGTTAGCCCCCGACAAATCCGGACCGTACGGATTTATGCTATCACTCGGACGAACCACAAACGGGTTCATTACGACTGGGGAGGCAGTGGGCATGGTATTAACCCGCAGCGGCGGTACGGCTGAGTTCGATTAAGTTCGTACCGTCCGAGACGAACACGATGGAGTAGTACTTGTTAGCCGTGGACAACGCGTACGTGTTGGTGGACTTAAAGTTCGTACCGAACGTGATGACGTTGCCGCCCGTGGCGTCCGTGGTGAACGAGATGCGCAGGACATAGCCAGCCCGCGGGGCGGTGGCGGCGTTGATCGTGCAGGCGGTGCTGCCGGTGCAGACGATGCGGCGGGTGTTCCCCTCCGTCGCCGTGAACGTCATGGCGATGGGGGGCGTAAACGTCACGGTGGAGTAGGTCTCCTCCAACCGTGTCGCCTGCTGGATCGACGTGCCGTTCGCCAAGACGGCGGACTCGTACGTGTTGCCCGACGCGATCATGGCCGACGTCACCTCGTCGTTCCCAATGGCCACGGTCGGCTGGGCGATCAGGTTCAGCTTAACGAACGTGATCGGGTCCGCGGTTCCGGTGAACGTGTATCCGGGAGTGACGTTAGCCATGGCGGGTTAGAACGAGAAGAACGCGTTGGAGTTCATCGGCCGGGGAGCAACATACCCCGGGCGGTACATGGGCATCGCCTCCTCCGGAGCCTCTTCTTCCGGCTCGGGGTTGGGCAATTTTCCCGAACGAACCGCGGCCGGGTTAATCCCCGGGGGCAACGGCATCGGAGGGGGAGGCGTACCCACGATAGCCGGACCGCCCGGAGAACCCCGCGGGATCGTTACCGGGAAACTGAAGGTGGGCGCGGAAGGCATACCCCCCATGTTCGGCGTGTACGCCGGCGGCATGTACGCCTGCGGCCGATAGTAGTTCATCAGCGAAGAGAGATCCATATCCTCCTCACCCTCTTCGGGCATACGCATCTTGCCGCCAAACATCGGCGGCGGGGAAGGGGGCGGAGGCGGCGGAGTATTCGCCACGCCGGGTCCGCCGGGGCTAAAGACGGGGCTAATGCCAATAAGATCGGAGGGAAGTCTGAATGGGCTCATGATGGGTGGGTTAAACTTGGACTAGGTTGGCGCGTTGGCCGGGTCGAGTCTCAAAGCCGAGTGACATGATGGAGATGAACCCCTGCGTGTTGGTCACCTTCATCCAGCTCAAACGACCCTGCCGGCGGGTGATCAGCGGCAGTCGAAACTCTTGCGCCATCTCCGGCTCGAACCCGGTACCGCACTGCACCGACGCCGGACCAGTCGAGTAGTCCTTGCGGTACGGACGGTTGAAGTCGTTGTTGACGTTGGTCAGGTCGTACGGCGTGTCGTTGAACTTCCAGCTCTCGGAGCGGCTGTACGTCTGATCGGTGATCACTGCCGACTCCTCGCTGGCGCCCTCGGTGTACGACGACGCCGAGAACTTCGCCCGATTGGTGGCGAGGTCGAGGTACAGCCGACGCTGGAAGTGGTTCAGGCCAGACGTGTCGTAAGCCCGGGTGATCATCTGCACCGAGATGTCGGACACGATCGTACCACTGATATCGTTCTGCCCTTCGTCGGTGACGAAGATGCGCCCGTCCTCAGTGATGGCGTGCAGCCGCTGCAGGCCCAGATAGTCGATCACCTGCCAGCTCTGGATCGCCATCGATAGCTCCGAAGCAAAGTTCCATTCGCCGAACCACTGGTCAGTGATGAAGTTGTAGACGATGACCGAGTTGCAGACCTCGCTGTTGTCCAGCGGCAGGGAGATGTAGAGCTTGTTGCTCCAGTACCCCATGCTGATCTTGTAGCCGTAGGCCCAGTTGACCCGGCTCATGATCTTCCGCACCCGGGCCGACAACGGCAGCGTCTTGTGCTGCATCGAGTTGTTGGTGCTGGTGAGGGTCAGCAGGTTGACGTTGCCGTAGCTGACGTAGGCCAGATCCGGACCCACCGAGACGACGGCGTTGATGCCGACCAGACCGACCTGCCGCGTGATCTCGGTGGTGGTCACGTCGGACAGGCTGCCCTCGACGTTCTGCAGCAGGATGATCGACTTGTTCTTGAAGGCGATCAGGCTGTTCTGGCCGAACGGGAAGGTCTCAAGGATGTAGTCGCTGTTACCGGTGCTAGTGCTGATCTCGTTGGCCAACGGGTCGTAGTCGGTGAATGCCAGCACGTCGGACGCGGCGATGTTGTCCTTGCCGTTAATGACCCACAGTCGGTTCTGGTAGTACGTCGCCTGATTGCTGCGCGGGATGCTATTGAACGTGGCCGGCAACGTCGTGTTGGGGACCGGGATAAACGTGCTATTCCAGTCGCCACTCCAGTACAGCGGGGTGCTCGTATTGCCCCGGAAGATGTACACTTGGTTGTTGGCTTGGACGATGGTCGATTGCTGCAGCACCGTCTCGCCACCCAAACTAATGCTACGACTAGTTTTTCCGTTGGCGTAGAAGCCTACCGACTCGCCACCCAGTACCATGATCCATACGTCGGACGGGTTGGTTGGATCCGAGAAGAGCCCCGTGGCCCAGACCGAGTTGGTCGTGGCCGCCGTCATCACCTGATTGGGCGAACCGTTGGTCGAGACCGCCACATACTGGCCCAGCCCATAGGCCACCGACGACCAAGCGTTGCCGCTGGCAGCAGCGTGGTTGGTCCAAGTGACCCCGTCGGTCGAAAGCATGGCCGAGTTGGCCGCCACGCCCGAGTTGCCGACCGCCGAGAACGACGCACCACCGAACGTGACTGACGTCCAGTCGTCGTAAGCGGTAGTACGCGCCGTCCAGACGATGCCGTCGGTCGAACTCATCACGCCAAGGGTGCCACTCGTGCTGGTCGTGGCCACAGCGGCAAACACGCCATTGCCGTACGCGACGCTCACGCATCCAGCCGGATCCGCCGGCGTGGTCGTGGCCACCCATGTCACTCCGTCCGTGGAGTACATCGCCCGGTTCAGGGAGCCCGATCCGCCCGAGGCGACCGCGACATACTTGTTCCCACCGTACGCGACTCCTCGCCAGTTATGGTTGGACTGCGAGGCAGGCGTGTTCCGCAGCGTCCACGTGAACCCATCCGGCGAGGTCATCACCTGCGTGGTGCCTCCGTTGCCGTTGGCTACGGCGACAAAGAGCCCACCGCCGTAGGTGATGGCAGACCAGTTGTAGAGCCCGGGCGCCACCTGCTGCGTCCAAGTCAGCCCGTCGTACGAAGTCATCACCCGGCAAGCGGTGTCGAAGCCGATATCGTCGGAGGTCGAGGTGATGACCGTGTCGCCAAAGCTGGTGTCGAAGAGGTAGTAGGTCGTGCCCGAAGCAAGCGCCACGTACAGACCGTTCGCGTACGTGACCGCGGACCAGTTCAGCGCCAGTCCGGTGCTAGCGGCAATCCACGTCACGCCGTCCACCGAAGTCATCAGGTCATTGACCCCAGTGCCGTCAGACTGGACCGCCACGGTGCGGTTGGCCCCCACGGCTACGGAGACCCACGCCTTGTTCTGCGGAGTGGTCTGCGCAACCCACGAGGCGCCGAGGCCGAACGGGGTCGAACCCAGTTCCGGCAGGCAGACAAATCCGCCGCGGGTCTGGGCGTCCTGCGAGGAGAAGTCCAGATTGATTGCCTGCTGCACGTTGCCCGGACGGATGTTCTCGGACGCGTTGTACTCGTCCACGCCGGTGAACGAGCCGTCCGACACCGTCACCGGTTGGTCATCAACCTCGCCATATGTACGGTACCGGTTCATGTGGCGTTCTGGTATTTGAAACGCACGACGACAATGCCCTGATAAAACGCTCCGCCCGCACCGCCGTTGTGGAGAGCACCGCTATCACCGCCGGCACCACCACCGCCGCCACCGCCGCCACCGTAGCCAGTAGCCGCAGCACCCGGCGACCCGTCGCCCTGAGAGGATCCACCCAGACCACCGTTGCCCGCCCCAGTGCCGCCGGCGCCGCCGGGATTTGTACCGCTAACGCCTTGATTCTTACCATCACCGCCGCCGCCACCCGAACTGCCGTACACCACGGACGTGCCGGTAATGCTCGACGCCGTGCCGGTCGTGCCGGGGGATCCCCCACCACCGCCGCCGGCGGTGTATGCTCCTGCAGCCGTGAACGAGCCCCCATTGTACGGAAGAACGCTGCTGGCGCTATTAGTCGTGCCAACCGTGACCGCGTAGTTCGTGTTAAGGACGAACGAACTCATGGTCAAAGTCGCCGAAGAAATAACCCGGCCACCCGCACCACCTGAACCACCGCCGCCGCCGTTCGAGCTAATTTCAGGCGGATCCCCTTCCTCATTGGTACCGCCCTCCCCGCCCGTCTCGCCCGCGCCCACCACCAACACGTCCACGACAGCCGTGGGGATGCCGGCCAACGTCACCCGAAAATTGCCCCCACTGGTGAACGTGTGGATCTGATAGTCGCCACTGTACGTGATGGTCCCCCCGGTGGCATCGTTCTGCCGCCCGCCCGCGCCGAGGAGCATCTGCATCAGGCTCATCAGGTGATACCCGCGCCGGTGATGACGAACGTGTTGCTGGCGACGCAGAGCAGGGTGGCCACGCCACGCTGGGCGAGCGTGCGGTTGCCGGTGGTGGCCGTGCCAGCCAAGTAGCAGGTGACCGCGGTCGTCGTGATCGTGATGCTCGACGCGCTGTTGTTGAAGATGGAGATGCAGTCGCCCGCGCTGAACAGGCCGGACGGGACGATGACCCCGGCGGTGGTCGAGATGTGCTTGCCGGTGTCGGAGGAGACCAGCGTGTACGACGTGGTCTGCGCATTCTGGGTGATCAGCCGGACGTTGCCCTTGGAGTCCGAGACGGAGGCGAACGTCGGGCTGTCGGCGGTGCCCACGTTCTGGAACTTGGTGGCCGACCACTTGCGCGTGCCGAAGGCCGAGCCGTCCAGCGGCAGGAAGTCAGTCGCGTCCGGCGAACTGGCGGTGGACGGGAAGTTGCGGATGAGGGTGGTAGGCATGAGCGGTTAGGTCAGCACCTTGAAGAGCCACGAGACGCCGACCCCGATCACGGCGAAGACCGCGCCCCACTGCAGCAGTTTGCGGTCGTGGGAGTCCACGCGCTGTTCGATGTGCTCGACACGCTGGGCAAGGCCACGGTGACCCATTTGCGGATCACCCACGATGGCTTTCTCGATGCGATCGACGCTGGTCTGCAACTTGTCAAAGACGTCGGGAGTCATGTCGGATTACTTGGAGCGGGTCAGCTGGTGACGTACTCCCAGCCAGAAGTAGACGCAGGCGAACGAGACGGTCAGGATCTCCGGCTGCAGCCCTGCAAGCTGCTCGGTCGGACGGCCCCAGATGTACCAGCAGGCGCCCGCCACCATGACCGGACGCACCATCTGGGTGGTGAATGCGGCGATGGTCATCAGCCCGTGCGTCCACGCGGGCGCGTGCGGGGGCGGCGAGTACGACGTGTTGGTCGTACCCTCAACCGCCTTGGCGAACGCCTCCACCTCGGCGATGGAGATCGCCTTCTCCTTCAGCGCCGCGATCTCGGCGATGCGGCGCTTGGAGGCGGACCACTCCTTCAGCTCGGATACCGCGGACCCAAGGACTTGGGTCACACCGCCGAGGAGTGTACCACCGGCGGCGGAAGCGAGGAAGGAGATGAGGCTCATAACTCAGCGGCAGCCGTACGCCAGCAGGGCGATGACGGCCACCACCCCGATGGCGAGACTGAGCTTATGAGCCAGCGTCAGCAGCTCACTCTGCCTTGACGGGGGCAGGCTCGACCAGCGGAGCGAGTACCCGGATAGCTTTTTCAATAAGCTCATGGTCGGAGCGCGTACCGCGGAACTGAGCGGCGGTCTGCGCGAGGAGTTCGAGGGCTTGTTTCGGAGTCAGGTTCTGATCCATAGATCCTCCAATCACAGCGGGCTCAGGCCGGCGTTCTGCGCCAAGACCTTGTAGAACGCCTCGTCATCCGTCCACGCGGAGGTCTGCGCCTCGGTGGCAGTGACGAGCTGAGCCGCAACCTCCGAACCGGCAGCGTCCAGCAGGACGGTGTCGGACGTGGAGGTGCCGTCATTGTTGTAGTTGGTGTAGCGAACGCCGAACTTCACGGCCGACTTGGTGCCGGTCGAAGTCCAGACGCTCACGGGAGTGATATCGACGATGTTTTGCATGAGGGAAAATTAGGTGTCGGTTGCGATGGTCTTAACGGTGCCGTCGCCAAACTTGACCTTGAGGTCTCCATCGGCGGTATCGACGTAAATGGTTGCATATCCCGCACGGGTGCTAGGTGCCGCGGTTCCATCGATGAGCGCCATTTCGCGCATCGTGAATCCGGTGATCGTATCCGCCGCGCTAAGTCCACGGAACTCAACGCCCGCAGGACCGGCGCTATCAATTCGAATGTTGCCGGTATCCGAGCCAAGCGAAAGGCCGTTTGAACCACCGCAACGAACGATGCCACCTGTGATAATTTCCTTAGCCACTCCTACGCCACCGCCAACCACAAGCGCACCAAAAGAGGCCGAGGTTGCTGCCGCAGTCGCAGGGACTGTGATGTTTCCGGTAACGTTATCTATCGCCAGACGACTTGTGTTCGTGGATGAGGTCCGCGTGTAAAAATATGTCGCGCCACCGCTTCCGTCGCCAATAAAGAAAGCGTTGCTGGACGATCCAAGATACTGAACGCCGACACCGTAGTTGCCAGTCCACGCAGCGGGAAGTCCGCCATCGACACTATTGTTGGCGCTAAGGGCGACAACGGAACTCTGCGCCCCAATGCGTGCGTGAGTTCCAGTCGAAACGTAGCCCCCCGCATAAATCGCCCCCGCCACTCCTAATCCGCCGGAACCCCCACTACCCACCACCAGAGCGCCGGTGATGGTGGAGCTAGAGGCAGCGGTGCCGAGCACCTGAACCACGCTCCCGCTCGTCAACCGCATCACCTCGTTAAAGGTGCCGTTCAGAGTGGTCTGAAACGACAGGGTGGAACCGTACCCGCCACCGCTCATCACGCCGAAAGCCTTGATGTTGATCACCGATTGGGCGCCAACGCCACCGGGATAGCTGCCGTCAATCCCGAGACCTGAACTGTAGCTAGAGTTTAGACTAGGGGTGTTAACGTAGAACGAACCGCCCGTACCGGGGGCTCCAACACCAACAGCGCCGGATGCCACAGTAATTCCAGTGCTGATAGTCAGCCCGGTAGTACCGGGCATCGTGACCAACGTATTGCTATCAACCCTTAATCCCTCGGAATAAGCGCCAACATTGTTGTTGTGTCCAAGAGATAGCCAGCGATTCCCAGTAGCGGGGTCACCTTGGATCTGGATTGCACCGCCAGCGGTCGCAGACCGGATGTAATGCGTGTAAGCCGCGCCAGACGGACCCATCGTCAGGGTAGTATTCCCACCCGTCCCGATCGTTGCGTTCCCGGCTGTCGTCAGCGTCTGGCCCACCGTGACAGCGCCGCCAAAGCTAGGGCTAAAAGCCGACAGCTTCTTGGTTCCAGCGGTCGCCCCATCGATCGGAAGGAAGTCGTCCGTAACGGAGACGGTGGACGTCGTAAGGGCGTTGATGCGCGTGTCGGCCATGGCGGTTAGAGTTTGGGTTGGACGTACACTATCACGTCAAGAGTCGAGGTGATCAGCCGATCGGCCGTGCCACCCACCAGCAGTGCGCCCCCAACCTCGAAGAACGACGGGTTGAGGCCCGAGCCGCCGCCCTCGCCCAGTCGTTGGCCGAGGACGTTGACGTCGCTGCCGAGGTCTGAGCAGACAAGGCTCACAGCTGCAGTTCGCTGGCGTGGATGGCGGCGTCGGTGCCGGCCTGACGGATGAACTTGGCTGCGGCGGCCATCGCCGTGCTCCACGTGTACTGGCGGCCCTGATAGAGCCGGTGCCCGTTGCTGGCCGTGGGCGAACTACCATCCACCGTACACATCACGTCCGCGTCCTGAATGTCGAACATCACCATGTTCGTCGTGTCGGAGAAGGCGGCGAACTGAACGACGCTCGTGCTAACCGCAAGCCGCTGATCCGCTACCGGGTTGCTCCGGTAGATGGACGGCTTCGGAAAGATGTTGTTGAGATTCATCGTTGGCATGGTGGATCAGAAGGTACGGGATGTGACGTGGGTCTGGAACTTGGTCGGAAGCACATCGCCCATCTGGCGCTCCAGCACCTCGACCGCGTCAGCCAGTTTCTGGTCGGCAGTTCGGGATACCCGGTCGCCCTTGTCAAGCTGTCCGTCGGACACCAGCCAATCGGCGAAGGTCCGATAGATGCAGTACTGCATGAACGACGTGTAGAGCGGGATCAGCCTCCACGAGTTGGGCGCCGTCGAGGGGCTCTGACCGGCGACCGTCCCGCTCACGCAGCGGTAGTAGTTGCCTGCCCCGCTGGAGTCGGTGAAGTAGATCTGGTTGCCGACCGCGTACGTGGCCGTGGCCGAGTAGGTCGAGCCGGTAAACGTGGGCGGGTACTTCCGGTAGAACAGGAACACCGGGTTGCACGGCAGGATGCCGTAGATGCTGCTCTGGTTGACCCCGTTGATGTAGGTCGCCCAAGCCCCGTTGATCATCTGGATCCCGTCCTGCGTCAGCAAGTATCCCTGCCGGCGGGGATAGTAGGCCGACGACGGCGACGCCTGATACACGTCAAACACCGCGTCGATCGTCTCCTCACCCGTCTGCTCCCACGGGATCAGCAGGTCGCTGACCGGGACGTTGGTCGTCTGCTGCACGACGCAGCCCCAGACGTACGCGCCCTTGGACACATCGCCCGCGTAGCTGACCGTCGAGCCGTCCGTGGACAGCTTGAGCGAGTAGAACCCGGACGTGGTCGCATTGGCCGACGCCGTGAAGTTCAGCTGACAAACGTAGAACCCGTTGGGCTGAAGCGTGACGCTGGAGCCCGTCGCGTTGACCACCGTGCCGACCGTACCGGCAGCGATGTTGAAGAACGCGCTGTACGTCGTGACGCCATCGTAGGCCACGAGCTGCACGTTGTTGCGGCCGTTGGGCCGCACGTACGCGGTGACCGTGTACTGTTGGGACGGGAAGAACGAGTTGACCGTTTGCTGCACCCGGTGCTCCGAGTTGGCCGCGGTCTCCAACAGCAGGCTGGCCGTGACCGCACCATCGAGCGGGTTGGCGATCTGGTTGGCCGTGATCGTCAGCCCGGTGTTCGACCAGTACGCCGTCTTGGCTAGGTCGTTCGGGTAGGTCAGCCGGTTGCCGACGAACCGCGCCTCGCCCCGGGGGCAGGTCTCGTACCACTGGGTGGCGAGCCAGATGTCCCGAAGCGAGTTGTTGAAGAACTGGTTCAACGAGTCCGCAACCTCCGTGGTCAACCTCGACGGCGGAACACCGATCAGCTGGGAAACGCTGTCGAGGAACTCGGAGTAGTTGCGGGTCTTGGCCATCAGACGGGCTTTCCGTTGACGAAGGTTTTACCGTGCCGGAGAGCGTTGGACTTGGGCTTGTAGCCCGGAGCACACAGCTCGGGGTTATCGGACAGGAAGTCCTGCAGCCAGTTCTCCTGATCGCCGAACGCGTGCATCATCCGGAAGTACAGCCGGGCGTCGATCTCCGCGATCTTCTGGCCCACCCCGGGAATGTACTCGCTACCCGCTTGTCGCATGATGCGGGCTAGCTTGGCCTGACGCAGTCCGGCCTCGATCTTCTCCTGCGGTACTCGACCGAGCACCTCGGCCTCGAACTCCCGGACAAACTGTTCCGGTAGCGAGGTGATCACTTCGTTACTGTCAGTGTCTTGAACCATAAAGAGGAAGGGGGGAGCCGCCGAAGCGACTCCCCCCGATCACTTACGGGAGCTGCGCGGCGTCCTGCAAGTTCAGGTAGACATCAACCGCACCCGCGGTCAAGGCGCTGGGCGAACCGCTCACGGAGTTCGTGAACAGCAGCTGCAGCGTCGCGGCCGACGTGGCGGTGGACTGGCCCGCATTGGCAACCGCGGACCCAGCGACGTTGATGATACCGGCGGTGAGGACCGACGTCGCGGCAATCATCGCGCCCGAGTTGGCCGAGGTGCCGACCGCGAGGGTCAGACCGCCCGAACCGGCGAACGCGGTGCGAACGTTGGCGAGCGCACGGTTCACGTACCACCGAGCGGGCGTGGACCCGATCGTCACCGTGACGGTGTCGGTCGTGCCGTTAGCCGCCGCGAGGGCGATGTCCGAGGAAAGGACGGTGAACTTGTGCGAGAAGCCCGTGCCCGCCTCTTCCTGAATGGAAAGGGGCGAGATACGGTCATCGTTGATGGTGATGGTTTGGCTAGCCATTGTGGTGGTCTCCTTGGTTTAGGGTTAGCTGGAGCCGGCGAACTTGCCGAGACCCTTCGGGTTCTTGCAGACCAGAAGGAGGGCCGTGGAGATGAAGCCACGCTTGCCGCCGCCCTGATCCTCCAGCTCGTCGGCCTGCATGCCGAGCATGGTGCCGATACCCACCAGAGCGGGATCGATCACGTAGCCGCGGGCCTTCTGCTGGTTGGTCGGGATCGACGGATCAGCACCATCGACGAGGCCGTTGAACATGTCGGGGATGACGGTGACGACGTGGAAGTCGCCATCGTACACCGTGACGTTCAGGGTGACCTTGTTCTCGTTGGCGTCCTGCGTGACCTGATAGGTCTTGGTGGTACCAGAGGCACCCTCCTGACGCTGGAACTTGCTGATGGCGCGCTTCAGGTTCGGGCCAGCGAACAGCGTGTAGTTACGCCGACCGCCGTTGACCTGAAAGATCGACTGGAACACGTCGTTGAACAGCGACTCCGTGAGGGAGCCGGTCGCCGTGGTGTCGATGCTGGCCGAGGGCGTGAGGAACGCCGTGGGCACCGGGTTGACGGTCTGCGCGGTGGCGCGGACCCACGAACCGAGACCGCGGGTCTTCCACGGCACAACGCCGTTGTCGGCCTGCATGTCGTTGTCCGAGCCGATGGCCGCCTCGATGCTGCGCTTGATCTCGCGCATCGCCTTGACCTTGGACTGCGCCACTTCGGAGGAGATGCCGGCGGGATCGCTGGCCTCCTGCACGCGGGACACCATCCACGGGCGACGGAACTGCTGGATGTAATTGCCGAACCGGGCGCGGTTGGCGGACTCGTTGTTGAACGCCTGCACGTCCTGACCTTCGAGGACGCCGGAGAAGTCAACAGGGGCGAGGGTATCCGCCTGCCACGTCTGGAGGGCATTGGTCACCTTCGTCGTCTTGGCGAAGGTAGACGTTTTCGGGCAATCCTCGGGTTCGAGGATGGTGAGGAAGTTGGTGAGATCTTCACGATCCCCCGCAACGTTGTAACTGGTAGCTTGAGCCATGATGTTTAACGGAGATTTCTGAGTTTGGAACTACGTTCCAGCAGGGACGCCGCCTCGCTAGCCGTGATCGATCCTTTGGAGCGCAACTTCTCACGCTGACTGTCCAACGCGTTCCGGGCTACCGAGCTGGTCGGTACCCGCGGAGTGGTCGTGCCGGAAGATACAGCGGTCTGATCACTGGACGGCTTGGTCGCAGGGATCGTCTTCGGCTTCGGTTTCTCGACCTTGGGCTGCGCTGCCGCAGCCTGCCGTGCCTTCAGGGCTTTCAGTCCCTCCACCTGCACGCCGACGATGAAGTCTGCGTTGGGGAGATCCTGCAGCCATGGGTTCAGGCGGTAAGCCTGCACCGCGGCATGGTAGTCTTCCGACTTAGGGTCCGCGAGGAACGGGAACATCTGGACCGCCTGTTGCTGTGCCTGCTGTTTGGTCTGCAGGAACTGCATGCGGGCCGGGATGTGGTCCTCAAGGGCGACCTCTGACTTCCGCAACACCTCCCGGATCTGCTCCCGAGTGAGGGTTTGTTCCCCCACTTGGACGCCTTCACCGAGATCATCGCGGGAGAGCTGATCGCTCGCCCAGCGTTTGGCTTGTTTGGCCTGCTCTTGGTATTTAGCCAGAGACGCCATGTCGTTGTAATCCGCCAAGGGGAGATTCCCCTTGGGCATGGGGGGCAGCGCCTTCTCGGTCTCCGCCCTTTTCAGGTTGGATTCCAAATTGGCAATCCGCTCCTCCAACGCCTTGCGCTTCGCAACCTCTTCATCCACACGCTTCTGGACCTTCTCGCGGATTCGAGTCTCCTTATCCGAGGAAGTTTTCTGGGAAGGAACGTCCTCTTCGCTCTCGGCCGCCTCGGGCTCCGGAGCGGTTTGCTCCGGCTCGGGCGCGGCCTCGGGTTCCGAGGATTCGGGCGTAGTCTGTTCTGCTGTTTCCGCGGACTGTTGTGTCGTTTCGGCAGCCGGAGGCTGTTCCGTGGCAACTTCCTCCGCGGGAGGAGCCGAGGCGGGTTTAGGCTGCGCCTTCTGCGAGTTCGCAAAAAGGATCGCCGCTGCCTGCCCTAGCGATAGGTTGCCTGACTTATTTCCATCACCCGTATTGGAAGCCGGTGAAGCCGCTTCAGTAGTATTCTCGTTCATCACCAATCAAGGCCGGTGAAGCCGCCCGTCCTTAACAGTTCATCACCAATCAAGGCCGGTGAAGCCGCCACCTAACCACTAACATCATCACCATTTATGGCCGGTGAAGCCGCCAAGTCCGTATGAGAATCATCCGGTAAACATGAGCTGTGCATGCTACCGGGTTAAGTCAACGGTCAAATATGTTCCCTACGCTTGTACTCCTCGTACACAGCGATGATGCCCTTCAGGGCACGTAACTCGCCGACCAACGCCATCATAGAACGTTCGCTCTTGATGCTGTCGTCGCGGCAAAGGTCGTCGATAACCACTTCACGCTGGTCGCGCAGAACGCCAATGAACTGTTGGAAGTTGGGGTTGGGCAGCAGATCACCCATCGCGTCAGCGATGGCGCGCTGACGAAACTCCTCCTGCTCGCGGATGGTCATGTTAGGCTCCTAGCCGCCCGATCTGGGCGTTGTTGCGTTGCGTTATCTGGAACTGCAGCTGCTTGGCCAGCTTCTCGATGCGCTTACCAAACGGATCCTGCTGGTTCTGCATGCGCTGCTGCACCACCGGGTCGCCCTGTATGTAGCCCTGCAGGATCTGCAGGCCCAGCTCGGGCGGCGTACCCAACTTAACGTCCTGATCCTGACCCGCGTAGATCTTGGCCAACATGTCCTGCATGTCCGCCACGACTCTCTGCTGACCGACATCCTTGGGCTGGATGATGCGCTCGGCGATAGTGGGATCGATCGCCTCGATCATCGCCTGCAGCCACTCGCTGTAATCAACGACGCCCTCACGGTCAGCCGTCGCAACGATCTGGGCGATCTGCTTGATCTTCTCGAACGTCTTCTCGACGTCCATCGACTCGATCTGGTAGTTGAGCACGAAGTCGTACTCCTCATCCTGACCGCCCTTGATGAACTGCACCGGCTCCTGCTGACGCAGGCCGACGACCCGGAAGTAGACCTGCTCCGACCCGTACTGTTGATAGAGCGACCAGATCTGACGGAACGCCTTCGACCAGCTCGTCATGAACTTGTCGGTCTCGAACTGGTTCTTCATCAGCGCGAACTGCTGATCGCCAGCCGCGGAGGCAAAACCAAGGTACCGGTTGAAGTCGTTGCGTAGCTGCTGCTCGCTCGCCTCGGTATTGCCGTCCGGCATGGGCCGGTCGAGGAAGTGGTACTCGTTCGGGCGACGCTCCGGGATCCGGGCGCCCGCGCCCCAACGGGCGGGCGGGCGACCTACGGGGTAGCCCATGGGCGGCAGGATCGCGAGGGATGCCGCGTCGATGCGGCTGTCCTTGTGGACCTTGATCTGGTCCTGCAAGGGCTTGCCCACCTCGGGGATGCCGCGGCTGTCGTGCAGCCGGCGAGACAGGAACTCGCGCCGGTGAATGACGAACGGGTACTGCCCATGGGCATAACCCAGCAACCCGTACTTGGCGTACCCCTTGTGCTCGTAGTCGTCCGAGCCCATCAGCGGGGTGAAGATCGTCAGGTAGATGCCGGGGATGCCGTCTTCGTCGGAGAGCCGCTGGTAGGCATAGACCACCCCGATCAGGTCGGTCATCTCCTCTTGGATGTAGTTGAACGAGCGGGAGTGAACCCGCATGTACTCGTTCACCGTAGGGGTGAGGAACTTGCCGCGGCAGGTCTCGATCGCCGCGTTCACCCACGCCTCGTCCCACCCGTCCGAGATGACGAACGACCGGAGCTGCTCGGCCGAGAAGTACTGCACCCGGAACACCGAAGGCGCAGTCTCAAGGTCGGTAGCCGAACCCGGGATGAACAGGTTCTCGTCGAGGTTGAACGCCCGCACCACTGGGCGGGACTTCTCCTTACCCACCACCGGGACCGTCGTCTTGCCCATCTGCTGCAGGTCACGGAGCATCTTCCGCGCCTTCTTGGCTGGGCAGGCGTACAACTCCTCGAACAAGGCGGCCAGCGTCTCGGACATCGTCGGGTCCGTGAGGAGCACCGTCACGTCCGCATCCGGGAACTGGGTTTGCAGGTCGGACAGTTTGAGCGTCAGCAGGGTCTTCTCCCGAACGACCTCCCAGAACTGCCCGGTCGCGGCGATACCCTTCTCACACAAGTAGTTGCTGAGCAGCTCCACCTCCCGGTCGATCTCCGGGATCTGGGTCTGCACCAACCACTTCATGAAGTTACTCACAATCTTGGCGCGCTTCAGGTCGTTGCCCTCGACCGGAACCGCCACCAACTGGGCCTTGCGGAAGGCCATGCAAAGCATCGCGACCTTGGCGTTGATCGCCTCGTCGGTCAGGAACACCCGCAAGTCAGACGCCCCGTCCCAAGGGGTCGGGTCGATCTTTGACCCTTCACGGGAGTGCTTGCGGCCGTCGGCCGACTGCCCGTCCCAGAGGGCAAACCGGGTGTCGTAGTTCTCCCGGCACTGGTCAACGTAGGGCTGCAGGTTGGCAATGCAGTCCTCGAAGTCGCGCTTGAGCGACGGATAGTCAGGCCCGGTCTCACCGACAGGTGCCTGTTGCAGGCCCGGGTCTGTGGGCTCCGCGTCTACATTTGTCCCCGTGTAGGAACTCACGGAGCGACCCTTGGGGTCAGCCCCCGATTGTCAAACTTGTTTTCCTCTTGTACTGGGTGTTGCGCTTAGCGGCTAGGCGCAACGACTTCTGCCAGCTATGGCGGGAAATGTTCTTGGGCTTCGATTCGGTGACGCCTTTCATCAATACACTCCGGTACGGTTATTGGGATCGATCAGGTCTGACTCTTCGTAGAACTGCGGGTTCGATACCGCAATGTACCGGAGCGCGTCAATCGGATCCTTCGTCGCCTCGTCTTTGCCGCCCTTGGCCGTGTACTCCTGCATGGCGAAGATGAAGTTGGCGCAACGCTCGCTGACGAACAAGTGCGGTGCGTTCACGCTGCTGATCTCCTTGCTCTCGTCGTAGGCCAGCTTGTTTGAGATCAGCTGCAGCCCATTGTCGATGTCCACGCCCGGAGCGGGGATGACGGTCATCTCCTCGTCGTCCAACTGGCTGATGATGGTAACGGCACCGTCAGCCGACTGCTTCTCGGCCGCACCCAGCCGCGGATCGATGAACCGCTCGAAGATCTCCTCCCCGTCCTCGGAGGTAAGGATCAGCTCCACGTAGTCCTTGATCCCCTTGCGGGAGCCCTTCTGCGCCGGACCTGCCTTGCCCTCCGGCCCACTGCCGGGGAGCGCCCAGTCGTCGTAGTCGGGCCACTCGCGGTACACCCACCACGTGCCGTCGGCGTCCACCGCCACCCACAGCATGAACCAGTTCTTGGAGCCCGCCGGGTCGATCGCCATGTAACGGGTGACCGGGTAGTCCGGATTCTTGACGAAGGGCAGCATGTCGTGCGGCACGACGTTGACCTCCTTGTTGAACGCAGGGAACGCGCCACCGATCGACTTGGTGGGCACACCATGGGCACGGGCCAAGATCTCGTCCCGGGACCGGCCACGTACCTTGCGCAGGAAGTCGGACGTATCGATAAACGGATTGTCCTCGGTCCAGAAGTAGAAGATCGCTGCACCCGGGCGGGACAGCGACTCCTGCATGATGGGCAGGTCGATGTTCAGCAGGCTCGACCGCCGCTTGTGGATCGTCTTGGTCTTGCCGAGGATGTCCTGAATCAGGGGCGTCCAGCCCTGCAGGGTGGTGAAGGTGAGCAGCACCCGGCCATGGTAGTCAGGCGTACGATAGATCAGCGTCTCGAACATCTTGGGCGGAACCTCCTCGTCGGCCCAGATCAGGTGCGCCTTGAACCCTTCCGTCACCTGCGCGTCCTGCTGGTACTGGCGGTAGTTGCCGAAGCGGATGGCGCCACCGCTCTTGGCCCCGGGCAACGGAGGCAGGATGCACACGTTACCGGTGAACCCGTTCTTCTGCGTGTACTGGAGGCTGTGATACATACCCTTCTTGGAAGGCATGGTCTTCAGGCTATGCGGCAGGTTGTCCCAGATGAACCGCTGCTGGTCCTCGATCGACCGGGTTTCGTTCACGTGGTACGCCCGCACTTCCGCATCGGGAATCGTGGCCGCGGCCCACACGCATAGGCGGGAGGCAAAGCTGGACTTGGTACTGCGCTGCCCGCCGAGGATCACGACGATCGGGTACTTCTTCCACGCATCCATCACCATCCGCCACGACGGTAGCGTCCACCCGGCTCCGACCGGATTGGCCTCGGCCCGCTGATCCGCGTACTTCCGGGCATTGGCGTAGGCGGCCAGCTTGTCGTGCGGGAGCTGGGTCAGCTGCTCGCGGGTCAGCGGTGGGATCCAGTTGATCCCGAAGTCCGGCTGGTAGTTGTCGGCGAGTAAACGTGCGGGGATCATTGCGTATTGACAATGGGGAAAAGATCCCCATCGTCAAGACATGGCTCGCAAGCTCCCATTGCAGATCCGCGTTGACCCTCGGCTGGAGTCCGGCTTGAAAAAGCTCGCCCGAAAGAGCCGTCGCTCGATCACCGCCGAGGTGAACCACATCATCGAGTCCTTCCTGTCCATTCACTACAAACCCGAATAACGCCATGCCGTTCAAATCCGAAGCGCAGATGCGCTACCTGTACGCCAAGGAACCTTCCGTCGCCAAGCGGTTCACCGAGGAAATGAAGAGCGAAGGTAAGTCCTTCAAGGCGCTGCCCGAGAAGGTGGCCAAGAAGAAGAAAAAGAAGTACTGACCATGAACAAGGGCGTACGTGACTACATCCTGAAGAACGCGGGCGTGGAGGGCTACAACCGCCCGAAGCGCACGCCGGGGCACCCGAAAAAGTCCCACATCGTCGTGGCCAAGGAAGGCTCGCAGGTGAAGACCCTCCGCTTCGGCCAGCAGGGCGTGTCCGGGTCGCCCAAAAAGTCGGGCGAAAGCGCCTCCTACGCCGCCCGGCGCAAGTCGTTCAAGGCGCGTCACGCGAAGAACATCGCCAAGGGCAAGATGTCGGCCGCCTACTGGGCCGACAAGGTAAAATGGTGAGGTGATGCTTGTTTCCTGAAAGCCCTGTCAGCCGGAAGATCGACGAACTGGTTCGCCAGTTCCGGCCCATGAAGGAGATCTGCGCCACCCTGCGCGTGCAGCGGGCGCAGGTGGCTGCCCGCATCGCCCGAGGCGGCTACGTCCGGCACTACATCACGGCGGACGAGCTGCGCCTGCTCAAGGAGCGGCGGAAACTTTGACCATGACAACACTGATCAACCGACTGCTGCAGCCGTTCGGCCTGCAGCTTTACACCGTGGACCGCCTGACCGAGTTCGGAAAGGCTTGGGCTCGCGACCAAGAGACCAAGCAGCTGGCCGAGATGGAAGAGAAGCTCTTCGCCCTGCAGGTGCGCCTCTCCCGGTCGCACTCCAAGCTGCACTACTACAAGAAGCGGGCCGGCTGCTCCCGGGTAAACAACTCGCGCCACCCGCAGGAGGCGATCTGACCATGGGCTACTCGTTCAACCCCATGCCGGATCCCCAGACCAACGAGCATGGGGACATGGTATCGCTCCGCGACTACCTCTCCCTGCAAGCCCAAGCCCATAATCTGGCTAGGCTCCTGATGGAGGGCAGGGATCTGGTCGAGGAGTACAGCCGGGCGAACGCCGCAGGCATCGCCCGCGAAGAGGCGTTGCGCGCCACGATCGCCGAACTGCAACGCGAGAACCTTGAGCTGCGGAGTGCAGCAGTTGAGGTATGCGCCCTTGCTCGGGTATGGGTAACGGTATGGGGTGACAAGCTGTCAGCCGGAAGCATCAAGCGGTTAGGGGAGTTGGAGAAAAAAATCCTGAAGGAAACGCAGCCGTGAGCGCCGACATCGCCCAATCCAAACTCGAAGAGTACCGAACGGACGCCTTGGCATTCCGCTATTTGTGGAGCATGCTGCGGATGAAGTACTCGGTGGCTTGGTTCCTGTTGACGCCACAAAATCGGCAGCTAGCGGACTTCTTGGAGGATCACCTGCCGGAAGGGTTTGAGGACATGCGGAAGGATCAGATGGAACGGCACCTCGTTGCCATGATGCAGAGAATCAGTCGGGAATGCGCCCGCAGCATGCGTCGGACGATGAAGAAGAGACCGGCAACGAAGCGTGCGCGCAAGGGGGAGAAGTCATGAGCGAAGACGCCCACCTCACCCCGGACCTGAACAAGGCGCTCGACGCCCTGTTCGTTTCCACCGGCAAGACGCCGGAGCTGATCTACGACCCCGACGACAAAGTCCTCGTGGAGATGGTCAACCAAGTGCGCGATAAGTTGGCGGAAGAGGCCAAGCGTAAGCATGAACTCGTCTGGAAATACCGGAACCATAAATAAACGCCGTGAGCTATCCTCGTAACCCCAAGGGTGAAGCAATTTGCCGAATGCTGATGGAGATGCAGCCCACAAAGGTGATCTGTCAGCAGCTGAAAGTGGACGGCAGCGTGGTCCGGGGCCAGATGAGGCGACTTGGAATGCTGCGCGTCAGCCTGACTGCTGAGGAGCGCAACAAGATCGCGGGCTGGAGAGGCATTGACCGAAGGTTCGTACCTTGATCCACGCCTACACCACCCACACCGGGCAGCTGGCGATCCGACGGCGGAACCAGACCGCGGAGTTCTACGCCTTCGTCCACGGGTTCGGCCTGAAGGTCGATCCCAACGACCTCTGTCCGATCGCGATCACCTTCACGCGGCAGGGCCGCCCGGAGGCGGTGGCCATCGTGCGCAACCGCAACGAGACGCTGGAGGAGTTCAACTACCCGACGCTCATGGTGACCGCGGCCAAGGTCCACCAGCTGGTGGAGACGGCGCAGGCGCGGAAGACCCGCGGCATCATGATCGCCGGCATGGCCGACGGGGCGATGCTCACGTGGGAGGTCGTGAACCGGGACGGCACCTACCACCTGCACGACACGCGGAACAGCGAGACCATGGCCGACTGCCTCCGGTCCGGACTGGTCGTCCGGGAAAACATGTACTTCCCCCTCGACGCCGCCACGGTCATCCCGGCCACGGTGCTGATCTGACCGCGGTCAGACCTGATTGACCGTCAGGATCACGCTGGGCGTCTCCGGGCGGGTGGGCGACGTAAGGGCGTTAACGTGCTGCAGCGATACCGCTAGGTCGCTGGAACTCCACACCAACTGGACGTAGTCGCCTGCGGCCATCTTCTCGAAGATGTTCACGTAGAAGATCAGGGCGCCCGCAGTGCCGCCGTGGCTCTGCGGCACCGAGATCTGCGAGCAGCTGGCCGGAATGTCGGTGCCGTTCTTGCGGAACCAGAACCACGCGTCGTGGATCTGCACGTTGGTCGAGGTGACCTGCACCGACACCGCGATGTTGTACACCCCGGCGTGGGCGACGGTGACGCGGTTGCCCGAGACCACGCTCACCCCATTGTTATCGGCGTTGGCGTTGCCGAGGTTGACGACGTAGGCGGTCGTCGTGCTGGCAATCGTCTGGTCGGTCATGTCCCAGAACGCACCCCAGTAGCCGATCGACCCGTTGTCCCCGGTAGTGGACACGGTCAGCGTGGACACGTCCTTCGTCTCCAGCTGGGTGAACTTGATCCCCTGACCGGCGACCAGATCCAGCTGGCTCTGGGTCTTCCAAAGCGACCCGTTCAGGAACAGCTTCAGGCTATCGGCGATCCGCGTCAGCGTCTGGGTGCGCAAGAAGTTCATCGCCGGGGCAGTCTGGGGGTGGGCTTGACACGTGGTCAACAGGTTATTGGAATCCCCGACGTGCCAACGGGTTTTGGAGCCAACATGAAGGGCGGACGCCCCAAGGGGAGTTACAACAAACCGCGCCCTATCGACGTCGAGGCGGCGATCGAGGCGGCAGCCGACAACGCCCTGACCGGCAAGCCGATCGTGCCCGGCATGCTCAAGGGGCGGAAGAGATCCATACCATCCAAGGCCGACTGCGAACGGCTGACCCGCTCGCTGGGGGTCTCCATGGAAGAGTTCAACCAGCGGTTGGGCGAGAAGCTGGCCCTGATCTCCGACAAGATCGCCACCCGGATCGAGGAGAAGCTGGACAACGACGAGTTCAAGGCAGGTGAACTTGGGTTCATCTTCTCGGTGTCCGAGGACAAACGCCGCGCACTGGACGTCCGAGCCCAGATGGGGGCGTCGCAGGTCAACATTCAGGTCAACAACTACGGCGACAAGAGCCGGGACGAGATCATTGCCGCCCTCACCCCTGAGTCCATGCGCCCGGCGGAGAAGGCGGAGATCGACCCGAACGACGTCATATGAGCAAGAAAGCCCAGAACAAGCTGATCATCTCCAGAAAACATCTTCTCCGGAAGATGCTAGTCAATGGCGAGATCGAGGAAGCGGGGATGCGGGCAGCCGAATGGGGAATCGAGCTTTCAGACGTGCGAATTAACGCTTTTCACAATGCTCCGGCCGAAGTCATCGACCCGGATAGCCTGAAAACCATGCAGGAAGAGCTGATGCCCGCTACTCCACCCCCGCCTGCCGCATTACCATCTCCAGAGGTGGTAGTAGAGCTGAAGGAAAAGTGGCCGCCGCTGGTAGATCTGGTGATTACCGCCCACCCCATCAATGCCCGGTTGGTGACTGCCAAGCTGCCAGATCAAAGAAAGGCGTTAATGTGGCGTAGAGGCGGGCGTTTCCCCGTTGGCTGCATGGTTCGCGCCCGTTTATGCGATCAAGTAGGCCCGGAAGCCTACTACGAGCCGGCCTACGAGTAAGGAAGTGTTTGGCTGGTAGGCGGTTAGTGCGGCAGAAGTTGTAAAGTCGCACTGTAAAAAATCACATGGGGGGCTGGATTGATAATATGCGCGCCCACCGCCGCTGGTGCGACCCCCTCCCCCCCTCTAAGTCGTTGATGGTGAGGGGGTTACGCACGTGTGATGCCACAATCCCTATTATGTTAAGCAGCCTCGCATATGCCTGTGTGTGAAGGACTTACATAAAAACCGCGGTCGTCGCCGCGTCCCTCTGCCAGAGGTGGGGTGGCAGGTGCAACCGATCGCCCTGCACCCCTTCATCACCTACCGGCCAGCCCTGCCACACTGCCACACTGCCGGGCTCCTTCAACCTCTTATCCTCCGGCCCTTCGCCTTCATCGTCTCTTCCCCTACCTCTTGAAACCAGTGTGGTAGTGTGGCAGTGTGGCAGAAAGACGTTTTCCCCCTCTGAAGTGACACTTTTCGTCAAGTTGAGCTTGACCGGAGAACCTGTTTCGGCGATGATGCTGGCCGTTCTTTGACATACCCACGACAAGCCCACCGGGCAGAACGGCGATGCCGGCGAAACGCCTGCCGCCCGACCCGGTGCCAGCTTGCGGTGGACCCCCGACCAGCCGGTGCCTTGAGGGCGACCGGCACGGATCGGCCGCCGGCGGCGCAGGGATGCGCCCCGGGCAAGACGGCCGGACGACCGGAGTGAGTAGCTCCGGAAATCACGTAGGGGGAGGACGGCGACGCGGTGCCAGCCTGCAGGGGGGTGCCGCTTCCGTTCCCGATAAGGGGTGCCAGCCGCGAGAGCGACCGCGCCCCGTCCTGTGGTTCCTGCGATGCCGACGACACGTCTGCCGCAGGGAGGCCGAGAGAGGCGATGCCGACGACACGTCTGCCGCCTGAGCGCCGACCATACCCGCGATGCCGACGACACGTCTGCCGTGGAGCCGACCGCCCTGCGATGCCGACGAAACGTCTGCCGCAATGCGGAGAGGGGACGGGGGGCAGGGTAGCGGATTGGCCCCACGGTCCCCCTCGGAAGCGGGGAGCGGATGGAAGCGGGGAGTGCCCCGCGAGGGTGCAGGGTCGCCAGACGACGCTGCACCCGCCGCCTTGACCGTTGCGCCCTCGGCACCGAGGGACGCAGAACGACGCACCTTCCCCTGCCGGGCGTGAATGCCACACGCCCGGAGGAGTCAATGCAGCCATCGCCGCACCCTGCGGCGATGCCGGTTCCAAGCCCGGGCCGCCCTGTCGGGCGATGCAGAGGAACTCCAACCCGCCAACACGTCCCCACGATGAACGCCACCCTGTCCCGCTCCGCCTCGTACCGCCTCGCCGTCTCCGCCAAGGCCGACCTCTGGCTCCCCGCCAACGGCGGCACCGAGGAGCCCTTCACGACCCGCAACGGGGTCCGCCTGCTCTACTGCTTCAACCCGCGCCTCGGCCGGCACGCTTACCTCGACCTCTCCTGCGACCACATCCTCGACGACGACGACGCCTTCCGCGCCCTCGGCCTGATCTAACCCACCAACCCGTTTTCCCGTTAGTATCCAAACCAACAACACGTCATCCACATGTCCTCGTCCACTGCCTCGTACCTCGCCTCCCTCATCGCGGCCAAGCGCCGCGTCCTGTTCGTCGGCCCGCCGGGCTGCGCCAAGACCGCCCGCATCGCGGCGGCTGCCGCCGCCGCCGGTCACGACCTCGTCGTGATTCGCCTCTCGCTCGCCGAGCGGGTGGACCTCGGCGGCTGCTTGGTCCCCGACGCCGCCGGCGGCGTGACCCGCGCCCTGCCGCTGGAGACCCTGCACCGCCTGCGCACCACCACCCGGCCGACCATCCTGCTGCTGGACGACCTCGGCCAAGCGCCCATCGACGTGCAGGCCAGCGCGATGGCGCTCTTCGACAGCGGCGCGCTGCCGGCTCACGTCCTGATCTGGGGCGCGACCAATCGGCCGGGCGACAAGTCCGGCGTGACCGGCCTGTGCGAACCGCTCCGGTCCCGGTATCACGTCGCCTTCAGCGTCGCCACGCCGGAGTCCGAGGAGAAGTCCGACGGCTCCACCTTCATCGCGCCGTGGGCCGACGAGGTCGCCGCGTGGTGCGACTGGGCCAGCGGCGAGGACTTCGCGCCGGAGATCATCGCGTGGCACCGCAGCACGACGGGCCGCACGCTGTACGCTTGGAAGCCGGTCAGCGACCCCGCGCTGCGGCTGCCCGACTTCCGCTCGTGGGAGACGGTCGGCCGCTTGTGGTCGGCCGGCCTGCGTGACCTGCGCACCGTCGGCGCGGCGATTGGCAAGCCTGCCGCCGCTGAGTTCCTCGCGTTCGCTGCGCTGGCCGATCAGCTGCCCACGCCGCAACAGGTGTGGCTCGATCCCGACGGCGCGACGGTGCCGACCGATCCCGCTGCGCAGTACTTGATCGCGGCGATGCTCGGCCGCGCTGCGGAGCCGAAGTTCGCGACGCAGCTCGTCACCTACTTCTCGCGGCTGCCGCGAGTGATGGGCGCTTACTGCGCCCGGGACGCTTACAAGCGGCTCGGCGCGAAGCTCGCCGGCAACGGCGCGTGGCAGCAGTGGTTCCTCGCGAACCGCCAGCTGTTCGAGACCGGCACCTAACAGGCCGAAACGCCCGCAAGGGCTTCGCACCGTCACGCGGTGCCTGATGAGGCCAGATTGCCCCGTATCCAAACCAACAACACGTCCAACAGATGAAGACCAAGACCACCACCACCGCTCCGTCCCTGATCGCCCGCAAGGCGGTCATCGCCTCGTTCACGTCGTCGCAGTGGCGCACCGTGCGCCGCCACGCCGCCGAGACCAAGGCCGAGAATGCCCGGCACGGCCTCACCGACGAGGCCCGCGTCGATGTCAAAGTGTGCAACGACCCCGCGCTCGAAGAGGCGGCGCGGATCATCACCGCAGCCCGCGCCGATCATTACCGGCTCACCGTGCCGGCCGCCGACCGCGGGATGAGGCTGCTCCCCGGCGCTCGCCAGCTGGAGCACGCCGACACCCTGCAGGCGCACGGCGTGAAGTTCCAAGCCGCTGTCGCGCAGTTCCTCGCTCGGTACGAGACGCTCCGCGCCGACGCTCCGGCCCGGCTCAACGGCCTGTACATCGCGAGCCACTGGCCCGACCTCGACCGCGTGCGCGGTTCGTTCGCGCTCTCGTGCCGCTACCTCCCGGTGCCGGCGCTCGGTCAATGGGACGAGTGGATCGCCGAGTCGGCGAGCAACGCGACCGAGGAGATTCGCACGCGGATCGGCGAGGCGCTGCGCGCCGCTGCCGAAAAGCTGGCCGATCCCAAGGCGATCTTCCGCGACTCCCTCGTGGGCAACCTCGTCGATATCCTCAACCTCGCCGACGATCTCAACATCGCCGGCGACCCGGCGGTCGCCGACCTCGTCGCGCAAGCCAAGGCGCTCGCCAACGTCGAGCCCGACCAGCTGCGCGAGGACAAGACGCTGCGCGCCAACACCGCCGCCCGGGCGGCCGACCTGTGCTCCCTGTTCAGCCTGTAATCCAAACCATCAACACGTTTCCCGTATGAACCCGATCAACAAAGCAACCCTGCTCCGCATCGACCGCGCCCGCTGGTGGGCGCTGTCCTCTCCCGCCGCCGTGTTTTACGGCAGCCTCGCCACCCACCTCGTCGATGTCATCGACGAGTCCATCCCGACCGCCGCGACCGACGGCAAGCGCATCCTCTGGAACCCGACGTTCGTCGCCGGGCTCACCGACGAGGAGGTGCGGTTCGTCCTGCTCCACGAGACGTTGCACTGCGCACACGCCCACTTCGACCGGCTCCCGCTCAATGAGCAGGGCAACAAGGCGGGCGACTACGCCATCAACCGCGTGCTGCAGGGCATCGCCGGCATCGCGATGCCCAAGGACGGCCTGCTCGACCCGCGCTTCGACAACCTCGCCGAGGAGGAAATCCTCGCCGCCCTCGGTCGCGAGGCGCAGCCGCAGCCCGGCAACGGCAAGCCCTCGCCCGGTGCGGGTGGTGGCAAGCCGCAGCCCCAGCCCGGCAAGGGCCAGCCTGACGACGGACAAACTGGTTCGCCCGATCCCGGCGGCTGCGGTGGCTTCGTCGCCCCCGATAAGACGCCCAACCCGCAGGGCAAGACGCTCGCCGAGAAGTGGGAGCAGGCCGTGATCCAAGCCGAGTTCACGGCGAAGACCCTCGGCAAGGGCAACGCGCCGGCCGACCTCAAGCGCATCCTCGACCGCATCCGCGCCACCGACGTGGACTGGAAGCGCGAGGTCGCCGACTTCGCTCGGACCGCCATCAGCGCCAGCGCCGACTGGTCCCGCTCGACCCGCCGGATGGCGACCGCGCCGGTGATCTACCCGCGCCGCAAGCGCGACCGCGTGGGCTGCCTGCTCGTGGTGCGCGACACGTCGGGCAGCATCGACAACAAGCTGTGCGCCGAGTTCTCGGCGCAGGTCACGCAGGTCATCGCCGACCTGCAGTGCCGGGCCATCGTGCTCGACGTGGACACCCGGCTGCACGCCGAGTACCGCCTTGAGCCGGGCGACGAGTGCCCCAGCAACGCACGCGGCGGTGGCGGCACCGCCTTCACCCCGGCGTTCGACCGGCTGGCCGAGTTGCAGGACGAGGGCGAGGACATCGCCGGCGTGCTGTACCTGACCGACCTCGACGGTGAGTTCCCCGACAACCCGCCCGACGTGCCCACCCTGTGGGTGGCGTACGGCACGACGCGCGCCGCCCCGTTCGGCCGCACGCTGCACGTGAAGTGAGGTTTCCCACCCTGCCCATCCGCCCCGTGCGGGTGGGCAGTAGGGAGCCCTGACTCCATCAACAACACAACAACACGTATCCACAATGAAACGCTCCGACTACATCACCACCGCCCTCTGGCTGCTCGCCTGTGCGGTGTTCGCCATCTGGTCCGCCGCCCTCGTCATCAACTCCCTGATCAACTCGTTCTCCCGATGAGCACCACCCCATTCGACCTCGACGCCCACCTCGCCGCCGCCGATCCAGTCCACGCCCGCGAAGCCCGCTTCGGCTGGCACGAGAATGCCCTGCGCATCCTGCTGCCCCTCGGCTGGACGGTCGAAGACCTCGCCGAGCAAAGCCGTCCTCGCTGCGCGGCGTGCCCGCTCCTCCGCGTGACGCGCCGCAAGCGTAACGACCACGATCTACGTGCCAAGTCTACCCGGCTGCGGTTCTGGGCGGATGCCGAGGGGCGGAAGCTCCATTACAGCGACGCAGGCATCGCCGAGACGTGGGTGGAGCTGGTCATCGACGTGACTTCACCCCGCGCTCAATGGTCCGCGAATCGCTGGGTCACCCACGCCACGTTCGGCTTGGCCGAGATCATCGCCAAGGCGCAGGCCATCAAGGAGCGGGAGGAGCGGGAGGAGCGGGAGTCCGAGGCTTACCTCGCGTCCCTGCTGGTCGGCACCGGCTACACCAAGGAGGACATCGCCAATCAATTCGGCGGGTTCCACGCACGCGTCGGCACCGATGATCACGGCAAGCAATTCTTCCGTCTCAACGTGGGCAACAAGTTTCTCAGCCCGCGTTCCCGCTGGTCGAACGAGGAGAAGACGCGGAAGGTGTGCAACCTGCTCACGTTCCTACAGCAAGAAGGATGGAACGAGTGAAGTTCCAGCTGCTGCAAATCGGGATGACCTTCAACCGGGAACAGAACCGGCACGAGTTTACCACGATCACGACCACGCCGTTGCGAAACCTCGATGATCCTAACCGCCCCAAGGTGTCCGAGGTGTCGATGATTTTCGATACCTCCAGCCCGATCCCGCAGCTGGTCTACGCCAGTCACTTGTTCAGGCTCGACCCCACGGATCCCGACGGGGTGATGGGGATACCGTGGGATCTGGAAGCGTTCCGAGTGCGGCTGCCGCATTCGTTTTGGACGGACTTGAAAGGCAACCTGCGCGACGCCGGCTTCGCCATCGTGATGGAAGCACCCGACAACGTGTTGCCGCATCAAACTACGGCGCAGGATTGACATCCACCGTTCGTCCGTACCTCCCTTGGTCTGGTCTCAGCGGAGTGGATAACCGCTGACGTGTTGTAACCCTCGCCATTCTTCGGAGTGGCGAGGGTTTTCGCTTTACACGTGGCCGCTTGAGAGGGAGACGAGGGAATCCATCCTCGCCGTGTGGCGCGGTAAATCTACAACACGTTTATGAAAACCCGGTACTTCGGGGGCACTCCCGACAACCTCGGCGTCGTCCGTGCGCTGCCCGCCGAGACGTTCACCGACCTCGTATCCACCCACCTGAGACAGCCCGTGTCCCTTGGCGTGACCAAGGCGCAGCTGCTGGCGATGCCTCCCGCCGAGGCGACCAAGGCCAAGGCCACCGACTACCTTGTCCCCGCCACGTTCAAGACCGACACGTCGCAGCGCCGCACTGAGCTGGCCGTCGTCGCGAACCTCATCTTCATCGACATCGACGACGCCATCGACGCCCGTCGTCTGCTCGCCACTGGCTTCGGCTCCCTGCTGGGCCGACTCGACTCGGTCGTCTACCACACTGCCCGCTCCACGCCGGCCGCGCCCCGGCTGCGGGTGGTGGTGTCCGCCGAGGAGGTGCCCATCGCCCGTTACGCCGAGGCCGTGCGCCTGATCGCCGCCCTGCTGGGGATGGAGGACGTATCACGGGAGTCGCTCGTCCCGGTGCAGCCGATGTTCCTGCCAACCAGTTTTGCCGATGATACCACCGACCCGGTGGTGCATTGCTCGACCAAGGGGGAAGCGTTCGTCCTGCCTCTCGCCTCCACCCTGTCGGAACTCCCCGCTGGCGAGGCCGACGCGGGTGACGTGTCCCCGCTGGAGAACCTGCGCCCTCGGATGGAGGGCGTGAACCCCGAGGATATCCGCCCCGCCCTGCAGGTCATCGACCCCGATTGTGCGATGAAGCGGTGGGTGGAGATCGGGATGGCGCTGAAGCACCAGTTCGGGGACGAGGGCTACGCCCTGTGGGACGACTGGTCCGCCCGGGGCAAGGCCAAGTACCCCGGCTCCGATGCAACCCGCCGCCGGTGGGATTCGTTCGCCGGCCAGACTTCCAACCGCGTGCCCGTCACGCTGCGCACCGTCCTCCGCATTGCCGAGGAGTCAGGATGGGACAACAAGTTGGCCGGTGAGAACGTCTACTCCCGCACCGTGGACTGGATCACGTCGTCAACCCGTTCGACGGAAGAGCTGCTCGACCACGCGGCCGGCCGCATCTCGGCGATCTCCCCGCTGATCGGTCCCCTCAAGCAAGCTGCGCTGGTGGGCACGCTCGCCCGCACCCTGAAGAACCGCGGCATCCAAGGCGTGACCGCCACCAGCCTGACGCAGGTGGTGAAGGACAACATCAGCGAGAGTACCAAGCCAACGCAGCCTCCGACGTGGGCATCTGGGGTGGTGTTCGTCACAGCGAGCAACCTGTTTTACCGTTACGTGGACAACCGCAAGCTGAAGCCGGAGGTGGTGGACCTGATCTATCGTTCACCCGATCCAGAGAAGCGGCCCCGTGAGTGGCTGATCCACGACGCCAACATCAAGGTGGTGGAGAACCTGCGCTACGACCCCGAGACCAAGGCCCGGGTGGTGATGTACGATGGCGTGCCCTTCTGCAACACGTACCGCCCGACGTACCCAGCGCCCGACTACGGCCAGCTGCAGGAGGTGCTCGACTTCTTCAGCGCGCACGCCGACCACGTGTTCACCTCGCAATGGAGCCGCACGATGTTCGACTTCGGCGCGTATCTGGTGCAGCACCCGGGCAAGAAGATCAGGTGGGCACCGCTGGTGCAGAGCGGGGTGGGTGCGGGCAAGGGGTTGTGGGCTGGCCTGCTCACCCGGGCGCTGGGCTTCAGCAACGTGCAGCGTTTGTCTGCTGAACACGTTCTTGAGGCGACGTACAACTCGTGGGCCAGCGGCTATCAACTCACGGTGATGGACGAGGTGTACAACGTGGGGGCCAACAGCCACCGCACGATGAGCAAGCTGAAGCCCAGCATCTCGGACGACTTCGTGTCGGTGCGTTCATTGTACGAACCTGTTCAGACGGTGCCGAACATAATGAACTTCCTGATGTTCACGAACTACCACAACTCGCTGGCCGTACACGACAGCGACCGCCGGTACTTCGTGATCAAGTCCCCGCTTCAAACCAAGGACGACATCCTCGCCCTTGGTGGGCCGGCCTACTTCGAGCACGCGTACAAGCTGTTGTCCTCTCACGCCGCCGGGATCCGCGCCCTGTTCGAGAGCTGGCCCATCTCCAAGGACTTCCCCGCTGATGGGCGTGCCCCCATCACGCCGTTCCTCGGTGAGCTGGCTGCGGCCACAGCCTCCCCGCTGGCAGCCGCCGTGCAGGACGCGCTCGACGACCGGCCGCACGCCCTGCTGCAGCCCGACCTCCTGTCGCTGCCCGTGCTGCGCGCTCATCTCCCCGCTGATAGGTTGTCCCACTTCACCGATCAGGGTCTGGCCTCGGTGCTACGGGAGAAGGGGTTCGTCTCCGCTGGTCGGCACTCGTTCGACGGGGTGCGTCACGCCCTGTGGGTGCGGGGATTCAAGGGTGATCCGGTGGCTGAGGCGAATGCCCGGCGTGAAGTTTTGTGAAGAAAGGTGTTGACTGCTGAACAGAAACTGTATCTGTTCAGAGCCATGACAATCTTTCTCTCCATCTGCGCCGTCGTCATCGTGATCGCCGTTGCTTATGCCCTGCTCGCCGTGATCGGGGCCGAGGACAACGACGAGGACATGGACTGAACTTTCCCCCATGAAAAAGAAATCAACTGTTAACTCGGCTGGTAACTACACCAAGCCATCGATGCGCAAGCGTCTCGTCGCGAAGGTCAAGGCCAGCAGCAAGGGCGGCAAGCCCGGCCAATGGTCCGCCCGCAAGGCGCAGATGGTAGCCAAGGAATACAAGGCGAAGGGCGGAGGCTACACGTCATGAAGAAGCAACAGAAGAGCCTCAAGGATTGGACCGACCAGAAGTGGCGTACGTCCAGCGGGAAGCCCAGCCTCAAGACTGGCGAGCGTTACCTCCCGGACAAGGCGTGGGCCAACCTGACCGCCGCCGAGAAGGCCGCGACCAACGCCGCCAAGAAGAAGGGGATGCGTGCCGGCAAGCAGTTCGTCGCGCAGCCCAAGTCCATCGCCAAGAAGACTGCCCGCTTCCGTTAAACCTGTTTTACCCATGATCGAAACAACACTGAAGGAACTGACCACTGCCATCCGTGAACTCACGGTGGCCCTCAACAATCGCAGCACCACGACCACGGTGGTGCCCGAGCCGAAGCCGGCGAGCGTGACCGTGACGCCGACCCTGACCCCGACTCCGACCGCGACTCCGACCCCGACGCCCGAGCCGACCCAACCCGTCGAGGCGAAGGTCACCATCCCTGCGGGCAAGGTGACGCAGGCCGACCTCCGTGACGCGGCCAGCCAGTTGCTCATGGCCAAGCGCCTGCCCGATATCCTCGCCATCAACCAGCAGTTCGGGATCAAGCGCATCACCGAGTGCCCCGAGGACAAGTACGAGCAGGTCTTCGCCGCCCTCAACGCCGCCCTTGCCAATGCCAAGGGATCCTAAGCTCATCGACGTTGGCCCCTCGGCCAGCGGTCGGTGGTCGGTATGCACTGCGTCCCCGCAGTTCATCGTCGATCACGCCGAACAGCTGCCGAAGGAGGACAAGGAGTACGCCGACGAGGGTAGCGTCGCACACCACGTGGCCAGCCAGTTGCTGGAAGGCAAAGACCCCGGCGTCGTGGCTGCTCCGATGATGGACGCGGTCAAGGTGTACGTGGGCTACGTCCGCCAGCAGATCAAGCCGGGCGACACGTTGCTCGTGGAGAAGGCGCTGAACCTGTTCTACCTGCCGCATCGCAGCGGCATCGTGGACGCGGCGGTCTTCCAACCGCACGGCGTGTACATCAACGACCTGAAGTATGGACAGGGCGTGAGCGTCGAGGCCGAGGGCAATACCCAGCTGGCCATCTACGCCGAGTCCCTGCTGCAGGCGTGGGAACAGATCATGGATATCCCGGATAACTTCCGGGTCGTGATGTCCATCATCCAGCCCCGTGACCGGAACAATCCCGAGCCCGTCCGGGCGTGGGAGTTGAACCGCGCCGAGCTGCGTGAGTTCACGAGCGACCTGCGGGTTGCGGCGGAGCTGGCGCTGGCGGGCAAGGGTGAGTTTCACCCCAGCCCGAAGGCGTGCCAGTTCTGCCCGGCCAAGGGGCTGTGTGCAGCGTACGCTCACCAAGGTCTGGTCGCCCTGCCCGAGGAGGCCCGCGTCATCGAGCTGCCCCATCCGGGCGCGCTTACCCGGGAACAACGGGTGAAGGTGTTGCGTGCGAAGACCGTGCTTCGTGACTGGATCGATGCGCTGGAGGTGCAAGAGATCGACGCCCTGATGAAGGGCGAAGAGCCGGTCGGCATGAAGCTGGTCGCCGGCAAGACCAACCGCCAGTGGCGTGACGTGGAGGAAGCACAGAAGCTGTTGTCCAACCATCTTGCGATGGACGATATGCGCCCCCGCGCGGATCTGATTTCGCCCGCAGCAGCCGAGCGTGCGCTGAAGGGCATCCAACTCTCGACGAGGTTCGCCAATCGGATGGCCTCGTTGATCACCAAACCCGAGGGCAAACCGACACTGGTGACGGCGGACGATCCTCGTCCCGCGCTCTCGTTTGATAGCGATCCCAACAATGGCCTGAAACAACTAGACTGAACATCATGGAAACCCACATCATCAAGCTGAACAACGTCCGCCTCTCGTTCCCTGCCCTCTGGCAGGCGCGCACCGGCCCGGACGCGAACTCGAAGCCGTCCTTTCAGGCGGCCTTCATCCTCGACAAGAAAGACAACGCGAAGGACATCGAGACTGTCCGCGCCACGATCGCCGCGATCGGCAAGGAGTCCTTCAAGGGCAAGCTCCCGCCGAAGGTGTGCCTCCGTGAGGGCACCGAGAAGGGCGACGTGGACGGCTACGGTGAGGGCGTGATGTTCATCAACGCCCGGTCCGACAAGCGCCCGCACGTGGTCGGCCGCAAGCTGGAGGTGCTGACCGAGGACGACGGCAAGCCCTACGCGGGCTGCTACGTCAACGCCACCATCCGCCTGTGGGCACAGGACAATCAGTACGGTAAGCGGATCAACGCCCAGCTGCGCGCCGTGCAGTACGTCAAGGACGGTGCGGCGTTCGGCGAGGGCTCGGTGGACGTGAACAAGGAGTTCGCCGCTCTGCCCGACGACGAACAGGGAGCGATCTGATGAACATTCCCAACATCCCCCCGATGGATGTGGCCTACGATCTGGCCGAGGTGATGCGGCGTGACCGCATTGCCGCCGGCATGATCCGTGAGTACATTCCCGTGGATCAGTTGATCGAGATCCTCGACCTCAAGGACGAGGAGCTGAAGGAGTACCTCGGTCTGGATAAGGAATGACCATCCTGCTGGACATTGAAACGCGGTCACGTGCCGATCTCCCCGAGGTCGGTGCGTACCGCTACGGCTGCGACCCCTCCACCGAGGTGATGCTGATGGGCGTCACGACGGAGGAGGAGTCGCAGCCTGTCCGGCTTTGGGTAAACCCCAAGTTCGAGGCGGCCGGGATCAAGTCGGATCCCGAGGCGATCGAGTTGCTCAAGTCGGGGACCAAGTTCGTGGCGCACAACGCGCCGTTCGAGATCGCCGTGCTCGACAACAAGACCGACCTGTTCCCGTGGATCCCGCTGAACCAGTGGCACTGCACGCAGGCCATGGCCCGGATCGCTGGCGTGGCTGAGAGCTTGGAGAAGTGCGCGGCGATGCTGCAGTTGGGGGTGGACAAGGATGCGAAGGGCAAGGCGCTGATCCGCCGCTTCAGTATCCCAAAGGAGGACGGCACGTTCAACGAGCCAATCGATTTTCCGGATGAGTGGCGTCAGTTCTGTGAGTACTGCCGGCAGGACGTGGTGGTGGAGCGCAAGATCTGGCACAAGCTGAAGAGGTTCCGCATCGAAGGCGTGAACTGGGACACGTGGCAGCTGACGCTGCGGATGAACGAGGCTGGCATCCCGGTCAACACGACCGCGCTGCGCAACGCGCAGGCCATCCTCGACGAGGTGACCCGGGAATCCGGCGTCGAGTTCACGCGGCTGACAGGTTTGCAGATTACCCAGCGGGAGAAGGTGCGTCAGTGGTTGGGCGCCAACGGCGTAGCCTTGGAAGATATGCAGGCCGAGACCCTGCAGTCCTTGGACAAGAGCAAGCTGCCCGCACCGGCGGCCCGGGTCATTGAGTTGTATTCCCAGATGTCCTTCGCCGCGGCGAAGAAGGTATCAACCATGCTGCAATGGGTGATGCCCGACGACCGGATGCGTGGGGTGTTCAAGTTCCACGGCACGGGCACGGGGAGGTGGAGTGCAGGCGGGCCGCAGATCCAGAACGCGAAGAAGGCGACGCCGGCCATGCGCCCGGTCACCAAGGAGGCATACGCCGCGATCTGCCGGGGCGCCTCGGCCAAGGAGATCGACGCGGTGTATGGCAACCCGGTCGAGGTGATCTCCTCCTGCATCCGACACTTTGTCCACAAACCGGATGCCCGGATGTTGGATGCGGACTACAACGCCATCGAGGCACGCATCGCCTGCTGGCTATGCGATGACAAAGTGGCGCTCGACGAGTACCGCAAGGGCGTGGACCGCTACCGCCGCATGGCTGCGCTGATCTTCAGCGTGGCTGAGTCGGCCGTGACCCCCGATCAGCGTGATCTAGGAAAGCAGGCGATCCTCGGTCTGTCGTACGGCATGGGGGCGGACAAGTTCCGAACCAGTTGCCAGCTCAAGGGCATCGAGATCAGCGAGGAGCTGGCCGAGCGGGCGAAGGTTGCGTTCCGAACGAAGCATTCGCGGATGACCGAGCTATGGTCGAAGCTGGATAACGCGCTGAGAGCGTCGATTGATTCGGTGGTATGGGCCCCCAACTTCGGCCCCAAATCCCTGATCACGGTAAGTCCTAGGGTCACGTCCGACTATTGGACCCGGTACGTGGAGGTCAAACTGCCGTCGGGTCGGAGGCTGAACTATCCGTCACCGAAGCTGAGCGAGGAGCCGGGGTTCCCGGGCCGCAAGCAGTTCACCTACTACGGACAGATCCCGATGTCCCAGCAGTGGGGGCAGATCAAGTTGTACGGGGCCAAGCTGTTCGAGAACATCTGTCAGGCTGTCGCCGCAGACCTGATGTCCTATGGGGCACAGAAGGCGGAGGAGCGGTGGATGGCCCCGTTCGCCTTGATCCACGACCAAGCCCTAGCCATACAGCAAGAAGGTCAGACGGCTGACCAGTTCGCCGCCGCCCTACAAGAGCTTCCGCCGTGGGCTGCCGGACTTCCCCTCAAGGCGGAGGCAAAGTCAGTAAACTACTACAGCAAATGAGCACCGACGGCAACGATCCCACCTATCCTGACCGCAACAACGCCGGCCTGACCAAGCGCGAGTACTTCGCCGCGCTGGCCATGCAGGCCATCCTCTCGGACCCCAAGGACATGGAGTCCGAGGACGAAGCCAACGAGGGTGAGGAGATGGACGAGATGGAAGGCGGCGAAGAGATGGAAGGCGGTGGCAAGAAGTACTACGGCCGGCGCGACGGTGAGTCGTGCATGGAGTGCTGCTGCCGCATCGCCGTCGAGCACGCCGACGAACTGATCAAGGCTTTGAACCGATGACCATCCACGCCCGACACCAGATCTTCGACCGGCCGGTCAACGTATCCGACAAGGATGTTGAACGGTTGCAGGTTCACCTATGCAACTGGCAGAAGCTCCACGAGATCATGCTGCTGGGGGTGAACGAGGAGGATCTGCGTCGGCTGGTGATCATGGAGTTGGCCAGCCACGACCGGGAGCGGATCATCTCCCGGTTGCTTGGCCGGCTCGCCAAGGTGCAGCGTCAGTCCATCAACGAGCGGATCGCCAAGTTGAGGGCGCGTCGATGACGGAGGCTGCAGTCGAGCGCAGCGTCGTGGAGTACTGCCGTAAGAAGGGGCTCCTGACCTACAAGTTTACCTCTCCGGCGCACCGGGGCGTGCCTGATCGTATCATCATTGGGCCGAACCGGGTGCTCCTGCTTGAACTCAAACAGGCGGGGAGAACAATCACGTTGCTCCAGCACCACGAGCTGACGCGGATCAACCAGTACTCCGGGCCAAACCTGTTGGCCCTGTGGGCAGCGGGGAAAGACAGTGCCATCCAGATCATCGACGATGTCTTCTTCCCTGTCCCTTGAGCCGTACCAGATGGTGATGAGGGACTTCCTCACCACCCACAAGCAGGCGTACTGCACGGTTGGTCTGGGGTTGGGCAAGACGGCGACCACCCTGTCCGCCCTGAACGAGTTGTTCATGGACGGGGCGATCCGCTCGGCGCTGATCGTGGCCCCGCTGCGGGTAGCCCGCATCACGTGGCCCAACGAGATCGCCAAGTGGAGACAGTTTAACTGGATGCAGGTCGAGCACCTGTACAACCAGCCGCCCTCGGGCAAGGCGCAGATCTACCTGATCAACTACGAGCGCCTGCCCCAGCTGAAGTCGCTCAAGGAGTTCGACGTGCTGGTGTTCGACGAGGTGACCAAGGCGAAGAACCCGACAAGCCGGCGCATCATGGCGCTCCGCCCGCTGCTCAAGCCCCGGCATATCCGATGGGGTTTGACTGGTACGCCTCGCCCGAACGGGCTGATGGATATCTTCGGGCAAATCCGTTTGCTGGATGACGGCGAAAGGCTGGGGGCTAGGCACAGTTGTTTCCGCGAACGCTGGTTCTACCCGACCGACTACATGCGGTACAACTGGGCGCCCCGCCCGGGTGCGGAGGAGGCGATCTACAAGAAGATCTCCGACATCACCCTGACCCTACGCAGCAGCGACTACCTCGGCATCCCCGACCTCGACGTAGAGGACGTGATGGTTGGGATGAACGACGCGGGCGGGCGGGCGTACGAGCAGCTGGAGAAGGAGTTCCTCACCGTCATCAACCAGCGTGACATCGTCGCCGCCAACGCGGCGGTGCTGGTGAACAAGTTGCTGCAGGTGTGCAGTGGCTCCATCTACAGCGAGGACGGCAAGACCTACGAGAAGATCCACGAGGAGAAGATCATCGCGCTCAAGACCTTGGTCCGTCAGGTGGGGGAGCCCATGCTGGTGGCGTCCCAGTTCCGGCACGAGGCCGAGCAGATCTGCCAGCTGGTGCCGGGCGCGGTCCACATCTCCCAGATCAAGGGCAACGTGGAGGACGAGTGGAACTCGGGCCGCATCAAGATGCTGGTCGCTCATCCCCAGTCCCTTGGCCATGGGCTAAACCTACAACAGGGTGGCCGGATAGTGGTGTGGTTCTCGCCCACGTGGAGCCGGGAACTCTACGACCAGTTCAACGCCCGCGTCGCCCGCAAGGGGCAGGAGAAGGTGCCCAAGGTGTACCGCCTGCTGGTGCCGGAGACCATCGACGAGGTGGTGGTCGAGACCCTGCGCGAGAAGGGCGACGGCCAGAACTCCATGCTTCAGATCATGCACAACTACCAGAAGATGAAGGGGGTCGCGTGACCTTCGCTACCCTGACCGCTACCGCCACGATCCTGTTGGCCCCGGCTGTGCCGGGCATCGAACGACTCGACACCCCGGAGGCTACCGGAACCGAACTACTGTCGGCCATGATCATGGTCGAGAGCAGCGGCAACGACCGGGCAGTGGGGGCCAAGGGTGAAACCGGCAGCCTGCAAATCTCTAAGGTACTCCTTAGAGATTTAACCCGCATCACCGGCCGGACCTACCCGGTGCGGGATACGTTTAACCGGGCAAGCTCTTGTCAGATCGCGGTTACCTACCTCACCTACTACGTCAACGAGGCCCGGCTTAAACGGCCGCCGACCGCCCGTGACTACGCCTTGGTCTGGAACCGCGGCCCGAACGGCTGGAAGAAGGTCGGCTATGACCCGTACTGGGCCAAGGTGCAGCAACATCTCCCATGAAAACCAACTACCCGAAGTGTATGGAAGACACGCCCAGTGAATGCCGCTTCGTGGAGGGCACGCGCAACGCCACCTCCATGCACAGCCCCATCATCCGATCACGTACCGGCGAACCGGTTGCTGGCGGCAGCAACCAGATCAACTGCACGCTCAGCTGCGTCACCTGCGGCCGAAGCTGGTCGGCTAGCATGACCGAACTCGATGTGGCCCGGGGCATCCTGCCCCAATGGAAACTCAATCGATGATCTCCAGCATCCGCCGGATGACCGACATCACCTCGTCGTCGTCCTGCGGAATGGTCAGGGACCGGCGACGCTTCTTCGCCGGTCCGCCCCCACCCCCGCCGGCGACTACCCCCTCGGTCAGGATCAGTCGGTCCGCCCCGTCGAGGAGGAAGTAGTCCGACCCATCGAGCAGGAGGAAGTCGTTCACGTTAGTCCTTGGGCGAACGCGGGCGAGATCCCGAATTGCCCCCCTGCGTGGGGGTCGTCACAACCACACTCGCCACGACATTCTTCGGCGCGATCACCGGCACGACGACGTTGATCGTCAGTGCGTTTGATTCGGCGTTGCCGGCCGAATTGGTGGCCTTGGCCCGATAGGTGCCGGAATCGGTGGTCGCGGCAGACGCGATGGTGTAGCTGGCATTCGTGGCGCCAGCAATCGCCACTCCGTTCTTGCTCCACTGCCACGTCAGCGGCGGCGTACCTTCCGCCGTGGCGGAGAACGCCATCTGTTGGCCGGTGTTGACGGTGAGCGTGTCGCCAGTCTGAGCGACAGAGGGGACTGCGAGCAGGAGTAGAGCGAGGATGCGTTTCATTTTAGGTCAGGTGAGGTACGGATCAGGCAGGCGGAGTAGGCCAGACAACCACCCACGGGAATCCCGGCTGTTGAGGCACATCCCGCAACTCCTGCCGGTAGGTACGCCACGGCAGGGGGTCAACCGGCGAGTCTGCAAGCTGGGTCCAGTCGCACGCCAGTAGGAGCTGATCGCGTTGGGCGCGGACGTTGGAAGCCTGTGACTCGTTGCGGGCAGTGATCTCCTCCGGGGTTAATGGGACAACCTGTACGGTGTACACCCAGTCGCCGTCGATGTACGGCGGGCAGGCAGCGAGCTTCTCCGTCATCTGGTCATACGGCAGCCAGACATTCACCTTCATCGCGGAGTTCTCGGAAAGGAACTCGTCGGAAGGGCCGGACGGCGGGAAGGAGGTTTGCGGGAATAGGGCGCGGTAATCACCCACGTCGGTCACCTGTCCGTTGTCTACTAGGGCGATGTTCATAGGTCAGGGAAGGCTGCGGTAGGCGGGGTGAAGTTGGCGGTGTAACGGGCGACCCCCTTGGTGATGCGGAGATCGTCAATGTAGCCGTTAAGCGGCCAGTATGGGCTCCCGCCGTCAATGTTTGCGCCGACGTAAACTGGGTTACCTGAGTTTGTGGGCGAATTGGTGGTGGTCACACGGGAAGTTCCGCCGAGGTAAAGTGTGGTTGTCGCCCCGCTTTTGCAGATCGCAAGATGAGTCCAAGTATTGAAACTGAAAGCTCCGGTGGACGTTTGGATTGAATTGGCGCCTACTTCGTAGCGCATCACGCCGCTGCTTGTGTAGGAAATGCGCCAATCGGTCGTGCCCTGCTGAACGATGGCGGACGTTCCCGTCGATACCGCATAGAACCAGCACTCAATTGTGAAGTCACCCGTGCTTAAATTAAATAGGTTGGGCGTACCTTGCACTCTGAGCCAGTCGCCCGACCCATCAAACTTCAGCGACCCCGTGCCGAACTTCTTGATGGTCGTGTCAATCTGCGCGTTCCCCACCGTCTCCGGCACGGCCATCATCGCGTTGTCAAGGATGGCGGCGTTGGTGAAGTTGAGCAGAAAGGAGGTGTTGGTTACGGCGGTCAACGGCGCAGTTGGCACCGGGATGTTTGCCGCGGATGTAGGGTCGTAAAGCGCCTGCCCCTTGAGTATCCGCATATCGGATAAATACCCATTAACAAACCCAGCATTGGATGTATTATTTGATCCTATGTAAGTAGCTGCTGTATTGAAAGCAAAAGTATCTGTTGTTGAAGATGCAACACTCACCCCATTAATCCACATCCGAGTTCTATTTGAGGTATCGCGGCAGAGCGTGCAATGCGTCCAAGCGCCAATCGGAGCCGAGCCAACACCAAAAAATACATCCCCAACTCCCGGTTTTGAGTACCTCCAGCCTCCTCCGCTCGAATTAACCGACACTTGAAACGTATTCGCGCCGCCTTGAATAAACAGCATTTCAGCCGTTGATAGACGATACAACCATACTTGAAACGTGAACGCGCCTCCAGATGGAAAATCGCACAAGCCTGTGGCCGATGAAACGTAAATGTTATCGCCCGTCCCATCAAAATACCCACTCCCCCCAATCGTTCCCGCCGCATAAGCCGCCGTCGGGGAGAACGGGGAGAACCGCTGCACGCTGACATCGCCGTTGCGGGTTAGGGTGAAGTTGTTGGTAGATGCGTCGCGGAAGCGGTTAGACTGACAGGTCAGCAGCGAGGTGTTCGTTATGGCGGTAAGCGGGGCGGTCGGGATGCTGTAGCTCCCTGTGTAAAGCGCCGTTCCCTTGAGCACGCGGACGTTAGAGATGTAACCATTCAGCTCTTGTATGTACCCCGGATACCCCAAACGTCCGATGGCAATAGCTTGCCCGCTGTCTATTGTCTGAAGTGAAAGCGTGCCACTAGCAACCTCGGCCCCGTTCAAAAACAACTTCGTCGTTGTTCCTGACCTAGCAACCGCAATGTGATTCCAACTGCTTTGAGGGACGGTAACGGTTGCTGAAAGGAATGAATTAGAGCCCGACTGCCAGTTGCTGAAACCGATCCCTGTGCCCGTAGTTGTTCCGTTGCCCGAAATACTTAACCCCCAAGAGTTTGTAAGGGTTTGAATTGTTGTTGGAAACGATGCGACAACGGTCGCCTCTCGCACCGAGTTGCCATTCAGCGACGAATTGCCAGCAATGTAAACCCACGCCTCGATTGTGAAGTCGCCCGTCCCAAAATCAAACGCCGCATTGTCTGGAATTGATAGGAAGTCGCCGCTCCCGTCAAAGTAGTTGCTCCAGTTGTCTCCATACGGCGAGAACGTCCCCTGCGTCGTGTTCCCGTTGCGTGTGATGGTGAAGTTGTTCGTGCTCCCATCCACGAACGTGTTGTTCTGCCCGCCGTTCGTGCCGTCCCCGTGCAGGAGCAGGGTGACGTTCTCGAAGTTGGGGTCGGTAGCTGCTGGCGCAGCCGACCCCGCCAGAGTCCTTAAAAATGGGTGTCTCACGCGACATCGCCCACTCGGGCGCCATAGACTTGCGTGCCAACCTTCCAGAACTGGATCACCGTGTAGCCCGACGTTGCCAGCGTCGGGGCCGTACCACCCACCCAGACCACACCACCCGTGCCCCACGTCGCGTCGGTCCACGTCAGCGTGTAGGCCGTGCCGTCATTGACCATCAAGGTGATCGACTCACCGGCCGCGAAGTTCGTAGCCTTCGGCGTACGGGAGGCGCCGAGGGTGATGAGCTGGATGGAGCCATTGCCCGGGTCCACCTCAAACGCCGCGCCATCAGTAATGGTGAAGATGTCCTCTAGGATCGTGCCGATGATGGGGGGATCTATGATGCCTCCGGTAGCCGTCAGCGTGCCAGCGATTGTGGTGTTGCCCGCCGCCGAAATGCTGAACGCCGTAGTTGATCCAAGAGCCTTGATCGACAGTAAGTCCGTGGAGTCTACCTCCATCGTCCAGCGATTCGTCGTCGCACGTTGGAACGATAGCTTCGAGGTGAAGCCCGAGTCGGCGTTGATCTCCAACGTGGACCCGGCACCACTCTTGGAGATGTTGATCAGCCCTACTGGTGTCGTAACCGCCGACGCCGAGATGCTCAGTCCGAGCACACCAGACGGGACAAAGTCCATCTGACCATTCGGCGTGCCGAACCGCAGGCGACCGGGGAACGTTGCGTGCCCATTGCTGTACGCCTCGATGGTGCTGGTGTTCGTCCCTGCCGTCAGCGTGTGGCGCATCGTCGCCGCCGTGCCCGCGTTCACGTTGGCGAAGTTCGTCGCGGTGACGATGGCGTTGCTGTTCTGCTGGCTGAACAGCGCGCCGCCGAAGCTAGCGCCGCCGCCAACGACCAACGCGCCGGTGCCGAATGCGGAGGAGGGGGTCGTAAAATACACCGTTGCCGCACCCGTACTGATCGAAGGGCCGTAGATGTTAAAGCCCTCGTAAGCGGTCGAGTTATCTAGCGCGGCTCCGCCGCCGCCGAACCAAAACTTGTATTGGCCGGAAAGAAAATTGATATCAAACGCACCGTACAAAAGTCCTCGGTTTGCGCGGTAGGCGTTTACTTGGGTAAAGCTGTTGCCGAAGTAACGCAGTCCGACGCCGTAGAAAGTGCCGAACTCGTTCTGTAGATCGATAGCCGAAACCGCCGCGTTGCCCTGACTATTGTTGCGGGCAAGGAACCCCAAGCTGCCGTTCACCGACGCCTCCTGCGGGTTGTAACCGCCGGTAGGCGTGTCCCACTTTACGCCGCTGGCTGGCAATGTGGTGGTCCGCGCATTGCCCGAGGTGTCGTACCACAGGTTGCTGCCCCCCGGCTGAGCGGCGTCGGGGGCTAGGGTCAGACCCAGTCGCACGACGCTAAAGCCACTGATGGCGTACGACGTGTTGCCAGCACTCTGGAAAACCACGCCGCCTGAGTTCGCGGAGTTTTCGGTGGTAAACGCGCTGGTCAGCGTTAAGATATGACTGTTCGCCCCAGCAACTACGGTGGCAAACGCCGAGGCCGTTCCGACACCCGACTTACCCATCGCCACCAGCGGTACTGCACCGCTGGTAAGGGTCGCGGTAAAGGTAACCAGATAGCGTGCGCCAATCGGAGCCAATCCGAGGAACGTCCCGCTCACTACGCCGGTGTTAGCTTGGCAAGTCTGGCCTCCGGTTTCCGCAGCGGTGAACCCTGATGCGCTAGCTCCAGTAAACGTGTCGTACTGAAAGTTGGTAAACGCAGCCCCGGTCAAACCCGTGTTGCTGGCGTTGTTGTAGTCCGTACGATCTGGATCCCCATCACGGAACAGCTGCGCGACTTCCGCCGCGCTAAGGGCGCGGTTGTAGAACCCGATCACGGAGCCGGTGCCGATGAAGGCTGCGGAACCTGCGCTATCCGCAGCGAACAGCGTGGCCGCTGCCGCCGTGTACGTCTGGCTATCGGTGATCGAACCGACGCTGACCCCGTCCGCGTAGCAGGTCTGGGTGGTGCCAGACTTGGTCACCACGATGTGCTGGGTAACGCCCACGACGTTGCCCAGATTCATGTCGGTGTTGGCGCTGCCGAGCGCCTTACCGCTGAACAAGTTTCCGTTGGTCCGAAACCCAAGGTAGAAGCACCCGCTTACGTCATTGCCGATCAGGTACTGCTGAACGGCCGCACTCTGACGGTTGACGACGAACGCTACCGTCCAATCGCCCGACAGGATCGGCGTCGAACAGGCCACGCCCCTAGTTCCATCGAACGCCAGCTTCTGCCGGATCGCCCGATCTGCGGCCACGCTCCGCATCGAGAGGTCGGTGGTGCCGAGCAGGAAGTTGTTGGCGGTGACGGTGCCTGACGCGAGCAAGCTTCCGCCTGCGACCGCGCCAATCCCGCCGATGTTTACGCCAGCGCCACCGGACTGATTGAACGAAATCGTCTTCTCGGTGCCCGCAGCATTGGTGTATGCTTTGATTGCGGCATAAGCCGAGCCTCCGTTTCCAGCTAGCGAGATGCCTCCGTTTGCATCGAATACGGTCGGACCACCAGTAGACTCAAACGCCTTCGAGTTTACTTGCTCAGCAAAGTAGCTGCGTCCCGATACGCCGATGCCACCGTTTGTGCCGTTGCCGACGATCAGCGCGCCGGTGATGGCGCTCGTCGAGTTGGTAGTCGCCGGCACCTGTACCTGTTGCGCCGAAGTGATGTTTAGTGCTATGGTACCTGCGGTTCCGAATCCGAGACCACTGTTGCCGTGAATGAAAGGGCGGCTTGTTCCTGATGGAGTCTGTAAACCGAAAGCCAACGTCGTCGTTGACTCGTCGGACAGGCGAATGCCGTAGAGATACCCCGCGTCGGCAGGAGTGGCATACACGTTGAGCTTCGCGCCACCAAAGGTCGCCGTTCCGATTGTCAGCGGTCCGTTGATCTTGCCGCTCGTCCGCACGTTCCAGCTCACGCCGCTGGCTGGGAGCGTGAGGGTCGCGTTGTTCCCAGAGGTGTCGTACCACGCGAGTCCGCTTCCCGGCTGGTTCGCGTCAGGAGCGAACAGGAGTCCGAGCGGCACGATGGTGATGTCATCGACAACCGCACCGCCGCCTTCAGTCCGCAGGAACACGGGAGCGTCGGCCGCCATCGTGTAGTCGAGCGTCTTCGTTCCTGCCGTGCTCCCAATAATGCCGGTGTAATTGACACCGTCGTAGACCCTGAGAGTCCCTCCGGTAATCGAGTCGATGGTGATCGTTAGACGGTAACGATATCCTTTCCGTAGGTTGGTGTTATTGCACAGCGCGTAGGCAAGGTTTATTAAATTCAGTTTCCCGCCGCTGATACTATTGCCGACCTCCAGCGTCCAACCCGTGCCTGCCGAGAAATTGGAGTTTGCGCCATTGATGATTTGCTGCCCTGAATAAACCGTTACGGAGCTGTCGTTAGTGGCGAATCCGTAATCCGTCTGTGCAGGCGCGCCAGCCTCGTACAGCGACACAACCTCCGCAGCGGACAGCGCGCGGTTGTAGATCAGCGGCGTTCCGATGAACCCAGAAGACGGCATCACCGTCAGTCCGCCGATTGCGTTGGTGTAGTTGGTTGCTAGCGTTCCCGATCCATTCGATACGCCATTGAGATAGATGGTCGTGACACCGGACGCGCGAACCGCAGTCACGCAATACACGGTATTCGCCTGCAATATCGTGCTGCCGAAAAGCTGTGCCGTAGCATCGCCGTTCCGCACGCACAACCGTCCTGCCGGTGACGAGTCGGTAGTGCCAAATTCCCACGACTGAGCGACGCCGCCCTGACCGATCCGCAGAAAGACGTTCGGCGCAGTCGGCGTAGTAAGCCGCACCCAAACCTGTGCCGTGTAATCTCCCGTGCCGAACGCGGCGAAAGTTCCGACATTGGCGCTCGACGTTCCTTGCGAGATCAATCCCTGCCGCGACGCGCGCGCGTTCTCGGTCGAAGCGATAGACGGACCGCCGGTGCCGAGCGCAAAGTTGCTGGCGGTGACGGTGCCCGTGCTGTTGATGCCACCCGATACCGCGATACCAGACCCAGCTACGTCGGCAATCGACCCAAGGTTTGCATTGTAGACCCGAACGATTTCCGAGCCGTTAGACAGGATGCGTCCCCAAGTGTACGACGCCGCCGTATCCGAGGCGAACGAAAGTTGAGGCTGCGAGACCGCTCCGATCAGCGACACGGAAGACGGCGACGTTCCTAGACGTTCCGCAGCCACCGACGCATTTGCATTTGTCGCGCTGGATTTGACCGTCCCGTTCGACTTAGTGCTTACGATGTCGCCACCAGCGTAGATGTTTTGGCTGACGCCCAAGCCACCGTTGGTGCCGTTGCCGACGATCAGCGCGCCGGTGATGGCGCTCGTCGAGTTGGTGCTCGGCAGAACTTGAACCTGCGTGTTGGCGAGATTGAGGATGCCGGTGTCTCCAGCCGTCGTCGTCGTCCCTAGGAACCGCAGATTGGCCGAGGTGCCGCCATCCAAGAAAACGTAATTGAATGAGTTGCGTGAAAAATGGATTTCGTTCCCGGTGAGCGTTTGGGTGAAGCCACTAGTGGTGACGTTTATGCCTCCGTTAGCTGTCAACAGATTAGGCACCGTCAGCGTACCGGGCAGGATCAGCGTGCTAGGCAGCGACAGCGTGACCGCACCTGTGGCGGCGGAGACCGAGATCTGGTTGGCCGTGCCGGCGAGCGACGTCACCCCACCACCGCCACCACCAGTCAAGCGGGAGTCGTTCGCCTGCACCACCGTCCCCGCCGTGGTCCCACCGTTGGGCGCCAGCAGCACCACACCATACGCCGTCGTCGTCGCCGCGAGCGCCGCCGAGTTGAGCGCGTCGCTCATCGCCACCTTGTTGGGCCGGGCCGTGCCGCGTCCCACCAGCAGGAGATCCGTTGCCTGCGAGGGCAACGTCAGTGACGTCAGGTTTGATAGTGTGGAGTCGGCCATGGTCAGGCGCTGGTCGCGGTCACGTTCTTGATCCGGGAGAAGTCATCACGCTCGATGGCGAACGCCCACGACTTCTTCTGGGGAACAGCTTCTTTCATCGACTTCACCATGTCGATCAGGATCGACACCTTGTCCTCACGCGGGGCGTCCATCTGGGCGCGCAGCGCCGCCACCTCGGACAGCAGCGTACGGATGGAGGCGTTGTCCGGCTCCACTCCCTTCGGCGCGGAGGCCATGTCCTTGACCAGCTTCTCCACCCGGCCCACCGCGGTGGACAGGGTGTCGGTGCGGTTCATGATCCGGTCAAACGATCCGCTGACCGACTTGGTGATCGACGCCTCGATCGCCCCCACCTTGGTCTCGGTCTTGTCCAGCGACTCCTTGAGCGCGTCGTCGAGCATCGTCTCCAGCAGCTCGTCGCGCCGCTTCACCAGCTCGTCGAACTCGTCCTTGTACTTGGCCAGCAGTTTGTCCGAGTCGCTGCGGGTCATCTCCAGCAGGACGCGCAGGGAGTCCGCCACCTGCTGCAGCTGCTTCGACTGCGAGCGGGCGTTCATCTGCTCCATGAACCGGTCGAGGATATCGTCCTCGACCTCCACCGCCTTGTCCGGATCAAATCTGGGTTTCATACGAATTGGCCGTTACGGTACATCCGGATGGTTCCGGTAGTGGGATCCTTGTAAAGCCTTCCCTCCTTGAAGGAAGTCTTCTGGCCGGGGGTGGGCGGCGGAGGCGGCGGATTGATCGGCACGAACCCCGCCGGGGGACGCATGCTGGCACCCGGGTTGGTCGGCGGGGTGGAGTTTGCCTCCGGCACCGGCAGGTACTCCGGCATCTGACCCTTGGCGGTCAATGACCTAGCCTCCGCCCAGATGCGGGTGGCCTTGGTCGGATCACCGAACAGCCACTGCGACGTCTCGCCCCGCGCCATGCCCCGACTTACCAGCTCCCGGTACTTCAGGTTCTGCAGGGTGGGATCGGGCTGCGACAGCGAGATCATGGCGATCATGCGCGCCCGGGAACCATCGCTGCTGTTGACGCTGAGCAGCATGCGCTCCTCCTCCGTGCGGCCCATCGCCGCCTCCTTCATCATGGGGATCAGCGACTTGGCCGTCGTCGGATCCGTGGCGATGAGCTGCGCCCACGTCCGATCCCGCTCCGCCTGCGGCATGCTCATCAGCGCCTCGAACGTGGTGCGGGCGGATATGGCCTTCTCCTTCTTTCCGGGGATGTACACCCCGTTGAGGGCTCCCAGTAGGAAGTCGGACGAGATGCCGGACTCGCGGAGGTTGGCGAGGATCTTCTCCTTGGGCTGCAGCAGCACCTCACCATCGCGCAGGTACTCGACCAGATCTCGGAAGATGATCTTCCGCCCCTGCTCCGACATCTGGTATGCCTGTTCAATGCTATCCGGCGTAGCGTCCTTGCGGTTGCGCGCCCGACCAAACTCGGTCTGAATACTGTTAAGACGACCGAACAGCGCACCAGCCTGACGCTCGAACTGCAGGGGTAGGTCGATGCGTTGAACACGCACACCTATCAACCGGTTGGCCAGATCCCCCACCTGATAGATCTGCCCATCCGGTCCGACTTCTTCCCGTGCCGCCTTGTACCACCTCATCCCCTCGGTAATGGAACCGGGGTTCAGGTTCTTCATGAGGTGGGCGGCCCCGATCACGAAGTTCTGCCCAACAGTGGCGTTGTTCCGTACTTGGGCGGACTCGATGCCCGACACATCCACGAACTTGCCACCCTCACTGGGGAAGATCTTGCGGCCGTATTCGTTGTAGCCGCTGACCAGTTCCGCCAGCGGCTTGAAGAACAGCCCACCGTCGGATACCATGGAGCCGGCAGTTTCCGCCATGAACGCGGAGGCCGCTTCGACGGGGGTCTTACCTTCCAGCGCCGCCTTGATGGCCGCGACCGGCGTAGACTGCGGGAACAAGTAGCTCTGGTTGGCGTAAGCGACTTGATCCTTGTCGAAGTCCGTGACGATCAGCAGGCCCGTGCGGTCCCACTCCGGCAGTCGGCGGCGAAGAGCTTTGTCCTGTTCGCCGGACACACCCTTGGTTTCGTTCATCGCCTCGTTCAGGGCGTACAGCGCATAGGCGGTCCCGATCAGGCTGGTGAGTCGGACGGTCGCAGAGGTGATAAACCGCTTGTTCCCGGTCTGCTGGGCCTCTTGGAACTCCGTCACCGCCCTCCGCATGGTTGTGTAGAACGTACGGAAGGTCTCGTACTTGAAGGCCACGAACGGTTCCAGAACGCCGAGCGTGGAGAACTTCTTCACCACTTCCGGCACGTTTTGCGAGTTGGGGTACACCTCCTTGGTGACCGCGATAGCTCGCTGATACACCACCGCCTCTTCCTGCGGGGTGAGGTTATCCATCGACTTGCCGAACAGAACTTTGGCGTACCGGCCAACTTCGGCGTAGAAGCTGATCACCCGGGGAAACTCTTCCAACTTGCCATAGACCGACAAGGCGCCTTCGGCCACACCTTTGACGACTTTCCCGGCTTTGGGCGGCAGCCACGTGACGATGCGGTTGCCGAGCGAAGTCGCGCCGGAAGCCCGAGCGGTCTCCAGCATATCCTGCGTGTTCACGCCTTGACGCAGAATGCCTTCGCGAATCAGCACTGGGATGTCGCGCTCGATCTTGGCGACGTTGGAAGGGAACGGCGTGTTGAACACCACGCTGATGGCGTCCCGGTGGATCTTCGGGTTCATCACCATCTGCACGGCATGACCCTGCACAATAGGCTGAGTCAGCGAACTCAAGAAGTTGGGCGCATAGGTGACCGGATGAAAAACGGTCTTGGCCAACTTCATGTTGCCCGTAACCGTAGCCAGCCAGCGGTACGGGGCGCTGTGACTCTGATACGCCGCCATCGTGCGCAGTCCGTCGGCCGCCTCGGGCGTCGTCCACAGTTTGGCTAACGGGTCCGCCCCCTTCGGGGTCATGCCCGGATAGGCGCTTAGCGCCGTCGAATCGAGGCCCGGGTAAATACCGAGCCCATCCGGAGTCGTCAGCGGTACGGTGTGCGTCGAGGTGGCGTTAGGGGTAAAGATGCCGATCTGTTTCCCGATATCCGCCATCTTCTGCCGGGTCTTTGCCGCCGCCAACAAGTTGCCCATGCGATCCACCGTGAGGATGCCCGCCCGCACGGGGTCGGTAATCTCGCCCAGCATGTCGCGCCACGCATCCGACAGCTCCTTACGGGGCTTGAGCACGGAGCCATCCGGGCGGGCAATGCCCTGACCCGTCGCAAACGAACGGGCGTTGGGCGCCATCGCCGTCGTGCCCTTGGCTTTCGCGATCTGGTACAGGGTCAGCTCGATGCCCTCCTGCCACAACTGGTCTAGGGTTTTGGTGCTCTTATCCAGCTGCTGTTGTTTAACGTACTCCGCCACAGCCCGATCCCGCAGCACCGGGTCGTACTGGAAGTCCGGGTTAGTGAAGACCTCGTACGTGCGGTACAGGTACTTGCCCTGATTCCGCAGCATCGTGGCTTCAAGGTCGCTACCGGGCTCGACCAACCCGGCGGCGATAAGTTGCTCAGTGAAGTCGTCAACGGTCTGACGCGCCTTCATGGCTGAAACCCTGAGCTTCTCGTCGAGGATCAGGTCGAAGTCGCCACGGTTGGCCAAAGAGTCCATGGCCGCGTGCCAGTCGGTCGTGGCCACCTTGCCCCGCATCAACTCCAGCTCCTTCAACGCCCGCATGGCCCCATCCTTGTACGACTCGGCAAGCGGAGCCTGCCCTTTGATGACGTCGTACACCTTACCAATGACCGACTGCGGGAAGACGATCCAGTTGTCGGAGACCTCGAAGTACTTGCTCATCCCCAACCGGCGGACTGGGAGCTTGGCGTTGACGATGCCATTGAGCACCGCGTTCCGCAGGAACGGGTTGCCAAAAGCCATGCCGAACACCGCGAACTGCATGCCCAAGGAGACACGGTCCGCGAGCGAAGCGTCCGGATCCTTGTTGTACCCGTAGACAAACCCGATCCCGCCGCCCAGCGCCGTCTGCCCGAACTGGTGCAGCAGCTGGAGGTTGATGGCGCCACGACGAGCCTTGCTCATGCTGCGGCGTCCCTTCTCCCGGACATACTCCGGCTTCGGCATCTTATCGATATCGTCCATCTGCTTGTCCAGCAGTGGATCTCCCGTCTTGGCGTACTCGATCGGAAGCAGGTCGGTCTTCTGCGGCGCGAACTTGGTGTCCTTGGGGTTGGCTCGGTTCCGAGCCCCGTCCGGCCCGAAGTTCACGTAGCTGTTCTGGCCCCGCGTCTCGCTCGACAGCGCCCACCGCGCCCAAGGCGACCGGGTCATGGCCATGTGATTCCGCCACGCAGCCTCTTCACCCAGAACGCCGAACTGCACCGGGCTCATGGTGTGGGCGTAGTAGTCGTGGACCGCCCGGAGCAGATCGTTAAACAAAAGCGGCTTATCGTTGATGTCCTTCAGCCCGGAGTCCTGCAGCAACGGGTGATCGGTGTAGTCAACGCCCTTGGGTCCGAAGGTATCCGCGTCGGTGCCGAAGATGAACAGGTGGTTGTTACCGAGCACGTCGGAACGCATCTCCATGCTGTTCTTGTAGGGCTCCCCCTTGCCGGACAGGATCTCGACCTTTACCGGCAGAGCCTCGTACTGCTCCATCAGCTCATCCGCCAGCTCGGAGTAACTGCGGTCAACCTTCCAGTCATCCTTGAGCGCATTCATGCGCATGCGACCATACGCGTCCGCGATCTTGGTCTGGAGCTTGGTCTGGGGCGCCGTGAGTTTGGCGGCCTGTGGTACGGGTTGGACCTCGCGAGCAGCCAGCCGTGCGGCTATGCGCCGGGCCGTGTGGTTGAACTTGGTGCCCGCAATGGGAAGTTCACCTGTAACCTTTGGGTAAGGGATTCCTCCTTCCCCATAGATCCAGAGGCGCTCAACTCGGGGAACGCTTCGGCCAAGAGATTCCGAGACTTTGGCTCCAGAGGCTTTGAAACGCTCGATGGCTTTGGCGTTGCTGGGATCATCGGTGTAGTAGGCTAAGAGTTCGTTTTCCGTGGCAGTAAACCCCGAAAGCCCGGACTTCTTGGCGAGCTTCTCGATGTCCGGGCGAGACATGCCTTTGGTCTTCCAACTGTAGACCACGGTGTTGGAAGATCCATCCGGGTACTTGTGGCCCGGCTTGGTGCCCGCATCCGCCATACCCCGGACATGGATCTGTTCCTGAAAGAAGTTCTGGGCGAACCTCGACAAAGCCGACATCACGGTATCCCGATCAGCGGCGTTAAAGGACAGGGACAACCGGATGCTACCTTCCAGAGATCCACCGTACAACCCCTTCGCCGGATAATGGATCAGCTTTACCGACGGTATGTCTTGAACGAGGTACGTGATGCTATCGGCAGCGATGTCGCTAAGCAGGCGGGCAGCTGAAGGGTCGGTCTGGGAAACCTTGTGCAGTTTGGCCAGACCGGGGATGTTGCTCTGTTTTGCCGTGGAGGGAACCGCCGACAACGCAACTTCGATCAGCGAAGCCTCGGTATCCAGACCGGGCATCGGAGTTACTTCGGCAGCGACACTCGCCGGGATTTCCGGAGCCTTGGCTTCCGTGGTCTTGGGAATGATGCCTCGGTCTTGAGCGACCTTACGGATCAACTGCAGGCGAATCCGTTTGATCGTATCTTCCTCGGCCTTGATCAGGGCGATCCAGTTCTGCTCATTGGTGACTAAGTTTTCAATCGCCGCGGCCTTGGTCTCCGTAGACAGCACCCGCCGAGAATGATGCCCCACAGCATCCAGATACCACCAACGATCTTCCGGATCCCGGAAGATGCGGTATTGGTTCGGCCCAATCTGCACATCCCACCCACCAATGGTCGAGTCCTTGACCTTGGTGATGATGGGCTTCTGGGGATTGGCCTTGGCCGCTGCTTCCGCTTCCGTGACGATGGTGGTGTTAGGCACCTCCACCGTACCCACCTGCGTGGCAACCGCGGACTTACCGTTGCGCGTCTTGCGTACGAACTTAGCCGGAATCGGCGCCGGAAGTTCCGGGCTGCTGACTATCACCGCCTCGTCCGGCTTGATCTGGTCGGTCTTCTCTGCGGCGGCGATGTCCTTCTCCCGCTGCACGTCATCGGCCAACTGCTTCTGGTGGACCTCGTTCTCCACCGCCGTGCGCTTCCGCTTGGGCAACTTAACCGGTATGCCCTCGTTGTTAACGAGGATGGGATTATCCTGACCATCTACCAGACCGGAGTCGTAGATGGTCGGCTCCGGCTTAGGGGCACGGAGTGTACGGCGCTTGGGCTTAGACGGCGCAACGGGCGCCGCTTCCGGTGCCGGCTGAATGCCCACCATCTCCGGGGTCAGTTCGCCAAACCCCTTCAGCAGCCCTTGACGCGGCGCTGCTGGCGCTCCCGGGTCACGGGGGGTGTGGATGTCCAGCAGGGTCTGGCGGTACAGCGAGTACTCCCTCGGGTCCGTCACCTTGGCCAACTCGACGGCATGCCAACGCTTCAGCTGGATGCCGTCTTCTAGGAACGTGTTGGTGATACGCTTGACCCGAGCGTTGAACTCGCCGGCTTTGGCCATGCGCCGCTCGGCTTCGATGGGTAGTTCCGGAGCGCGAAGGGGGATGGTCTCGCCAGAAGGAATGTCGGTACGAATCGTACCCTCCGGGAGAACCGGCGCTTCGGGCAGCGGCAACGGGGCGCGGGGCACCGGCATTTCCACGGCCGCGCCTTTTGGCTGAACCGGCGCTTCGGGCAGCGGCAACGGGGCGCGAGGCGCCGGCGCTTCCGCAACGGCTCCCGGCAACTCCAAAGGCCGGCGAACCCCCAGCTCCATCTCGCTGAGGGTTTGCGCCATCCCCGTGGTCTCGGCCTCCGACATGACTGACCGGACATTATCTTTGATCTGATTCCAGTCGGCATCAGAGACCACCGTTGTCCGCGCAGCCCGGGGCTTGATCGGGGTCGCCGCCCCCTTGACGTCGAGGGCAGTTGCCGCCGTGCCCAACGCCGTCAGCAGGCCGGCACCCACCGCCGCACCCACCGTGCCGGGCGTCGGGTTCTCAATGGCTGCCGCTATGGCTTCATTGGTGGCCTGAATGGCTGGAGCCGTACCGGCGGCATTAACTGCAGCACCCACCCCGTGGATGGTTCGGGCGGTACCAGAGGACACCTTACCCGCCTGCGCCAACGTAGTAGCTTTGGCAGCAGCACCGGAGAGGCCGAAGCCGGCGATGTTGATGGGATTAGCCATCTGCTCCAAGACGGACTTGGCGAACAGATCAACCGCCGCGAGATTGGCAGTTCCAGTACCCGGGGGCGCTTCCATCAGCGCCTTGTCCGCCTCTTCCCGTATCTTGGTTACAAAGCCAACCGGCGCGTTGGCCCAGTCCCATACCGGCGCGACGACAGGCGAGACGACATCCACGACCTTCTCCGCGCCCAGCCCCATGAACTTCTCAACCGCGTCAGGCACCACCGCACCAATGGCAAGACCAGCCTTCTCGACCATGGTCGGCGGCTTGATCGGGACGAACATGTAGTCCTTGCCCACAAACCCACCTTTGGGGAGGGGTACGAACTGCGCGTCGGAGGGCTCCTCGTCCGGCCCAACTTCCGGGGGCGGGACACCCTCCAGCATGCTTAGCTCTTCCTCGGTGTAGGCTTGAAGAGGGTCTCTGGATCCCGGAGGGACGAACAGGGGGCCACCTACGGGGGGCAAAGGCACGCCCTCCATAGCCTTCAGCTCTTCTTGGGTGTAAGCCATGATGAGCTGTTACTGAGGGGACCGACGCTGCCAAAAACCTTGTAGTCCACCAACAGTTATCAGGTCTCCTGCCTTGATCTTACCGGCACGATAAGCTGCCTCGGCCTCTTGTTCGGTCTTGAAGGTCTTGGTGGCCGCCGGCGGCGGGGGAGCACCAGCGGCGGGCGTACCACCAGCAGAGGGCATACCGCCGAAACTGGGCATGCCGCCAGCGCCGGGCATATCCCCGCCACCGCCGCCAGCACCCATCGCGGTGTTCAACCCGGGAACCGTCCCGAACAAAGCGGGGTTGGGGACGTTGGAGTACATCAGGCGACCATACTGATCGGTCGTTGCTCGCAGGTTGATCGGCATGCCGGTCTGGTCGTCAACCCAGTCCTCACCGTCCCATGTGGCGGTGACCGTTCGGTCGTTGATCCGGTAGGTCTTCTTGGCTCCGTACGCAGGCTTAGAACCTGCAGCCCGCTTGGCCTCTGCCTCGGCATTTCGCCGCGCCCGCTCGGCGTCTTCGGCCGTCTGCTTCAGGCGTTCGATCTCCCCACGCTGGGTTATGACGTCCTGATTCTGGAACAGCTTAATGGACTCTTCCGCACCCAAGCCAAGCTCTTCGCCCTGTGCTACGGACTGGATGAGCTGGTTATTTTTGAGCTGCTTGTACCGATCCGCCTGCTCGATGGTCATCGGCGCGCCCTCACGATCCATCGTCAGCAGGTCGCGGTACTCCTTGGTCACCCCCCGCATGCGGTCGAACATCTGGGTCTGCTTCTGTCGGTCCAGCGTCGCCGCATCGGACGCCGCCTTGGCCGCCACAGCCTGTTCACGGAGGGCGTCGGTGTAGCCCCGCTGAGCCTTGGCCTGCTCCATCTCCCGGTTCATCTTGCCGGTGGTGATGGTCTGTTCGAGGAAGCCGCCCAGACGATTGGCATACTGCTTGGTGCTCTCGTCGTTGCTGCGCTTCATGAACGCCTCGACGTCCGCGGGGGTGAGCCCGAACTCCGCGGCCTTCGGCTTGATGAACGTGTTGATCGCGGCCTCGGTGACCTTGAGCTTGGTGCCGAAGTCCTTCTCCTCTTCCTGCCGACGATATCCCTCGTCGATGAACTGATTGACCGCACCCGCGATGCCGCGGGCACGATCCATCGTGCCTTGGTAAAGGATACGACCGGCTTCCCGGTTGGGTGCGACAAAGGCCATGGTGAGTAAGGGTTAAGTGTCGCCACCGAGAAGATCGAAGATGTCCTTGATCCCCTTCGCGGTGCTTTGAATGCCGTTCTTCGTGAGGAACCCCGCGAAGGTTTGCAAGAACTGAGCTTCCTGTCCTTTGGACGCAGCCTCCTTGTAGGCCGCAAGGTTCTCCTTCGCAGCTTGATACTCGTTGTACGCGTTGACGTTGTAGTCGTAGACCGCGTTGCTGTACGAGCTGTAGGGGTTGAACGTGCCCGAGATCAAACTGGCGATGGGCTGGAAGAGGTTGCCGGTCTTCAGCTGAACCGCGTTAGCCACGTTCTGCATCGACTGCTGGTACGTGTTGCGCGCCTCCTGCTCACGCTGACGGCGGAGGCTATCGCGACCAAGGATCTCAGCACCAACCGCACCGGGGGCGAACGCTTGACCACGAGCGGCGTACGCCTCCCGGGCCGCCTGCTGAGCCGCACGCACGTCTTCAGCGGAAAGTTCACCTTGCTCAGCCGCACGCAGCGCAGCTAGGTCAGCCTGCAGGCGATCGGTCGCGGTGGCGGCGTAGCCCGTACCCGCCGGACCCATCAACTCCGCCGGAGCGAAGGCGTTGTACAGGTCCGTGTACATCTTCAGGATGGGCTCTTGCAGCTGCTTCAGAGCCCCCGACGAGGTCTCACCCTCCTTCAGGAAATCACGTACGATTAAGTTGTTCGCCGTAGGAAGAACGAACGTAGTCCCGGGAATAGTAGGCATACCAGTAGTTGTTGAAGATCCGCCGCCACCGCCACCGCCGCCAGTGAAGATACTGCTGCCGCCGCCAGTGGATCCGCTATCGGTACCTCCCCCACCACCGCCACCGCCAGCACCACCGCCCCCGCCGCCACCACCGCCACCACCGCCACCGCCAGCACCACCGCCCCCGCCGCCACCGCCGCTACCAGCCCCCCCGGTGCCGGCCCCAGCGGACCCAGTGCCAGTGCCAGTGGATCCTCCACCCGTAAAGACAGATCCCCCGGGAGTGGTGTTGCCTTCATTGGGGCTACCACCGCCAAAGATGTTGCCCGGGCCACGCAGCTGCTGGCCATTTGCGTCGGTACGGGTGCCAACGAAAATGCCTGC